AACTCGTGCGTCGGAATCTGTGGCTTCAGCTTGTGGAACAGGGCGTATGTCAGTTCGGTATCGTTGATGCAGTACGATCCGTAGGCGGCCAGTTCGGGTGGAGAGAAGTCTGCGTATCGTTTGCCGAGGGCGTTCACCACCTCGGTACCCTTCGCCCCCAGATTATAGTACGCCACCAGCGCCTTGAGGCTGCCGCCCACGTCCACACTGTGGATCGGTCGGGCCATCGACAGGGTATCCAACCAGAGCGTCGGCTTGATGTCGTAGTGCCACGACAGGATCGCCCCATCGAACGCCGTGTTGTGGCAGAGGACCGCTGCCTTCTCCAGCACCGGGCGCATGGTGTCGAGGAACGGCTTGACCAGCGGCTTGGGTACCCACTTGGTGGGGCCGTCGTTCTTCTTGATGCCCATGCCGATCACCTCAAACAGCGGCGACCGGACGTAGGCTTCGGTTGTCAGGCGGGATAAACTATACTCCCGTGTATAGTGAGTTTCCCAATCTATCGTATAGATGTCCATCAGTTATCTCCCTCCACTTCCACCGTTACCTTACACTTCCACCCGTCGTTGAACATGACGGACCGCTCGACCTTCTTGGTGCCGTCGACCCCGTTCAGGTCAGCACACAGGCAGAGAAGTATCTCGTTCGTCAGGTCCTTCACCGGGCGCACCGGGTCCCCGATCTTCTCGTGCGTTAGCCATATGGTGCCGTCTTCCCGCCTCGCCCTGATACGGAAGTGGTTAGGGTTGAGTACGACTTTCATGGCGCACCTAGCGCGCGTTGTTGCAGCCAGTCGGCGGCAATGCTCAGCATCGTTTCGCGGCGCTTGTTTTCTTGTGCCGACAAATAAGGCCATTCCTCCGCGACGTTACGCAGAGCCTCTGCATCAATTTCGCGCGTGGCGGCCATTGCAGCGCGGGCCAGTTCGGCAACTTCGTCGTCCGTTAGTTGCGCGTCTTTGGCCACGCAGACTTCGTGACCGCCGACGTGCATTTGAACAGCGCGCATTGCTGCAATCACCCGTTCCACATCATACTGCTCCTGCGTGATCGTAGTCATTCCGTCTCTCCGTACTCTAGCTTCAGCAGCAACTGGGCGTAGTGGATCACCTTGCGGATGTCCTGCGCCCGGCCCTTGTCACGATGTCTCGTGACGTACTTGACGATGTTCCCCTCGACGAACCCCAGCTTGTTGGCATGGATGTACTCGATGGGCTGAATCGCCAGCTTGTAGTGGTCGCCCCCCACTTGGGTGTCGAGCGGGTCACTCATCCTGCATATCCCCTATAGTCAGTGACAGACAGCCAGCCGTTGCGCTTGGCAGCGGTGCGGTATGCCTTCTCGAACTCACGTGTGGCCCTCACATCACGGGTGCTGTCGGTGTCGACACGTCCACCGAGTGATGCCTTGTCCCTCGTCATCTCAAGGCCGAGCGTCTGTGCCCTGCGGTACAGGCTGGACTCGGTGGTGTTCATCTCACGTGCTGCCTCATGCCGCTTCATCACTGGCCAGATTTGTTTGAGCTTCTCGTCCATCTCTGGTGTCCACTGTACGATCACACCCTTCGCCACTGTCAGTCCCTCCTTCGTTAAATATCAACCGCCTCAGTACCCCACACAGGTCGCGGAACGCTGAGTGGTTCTCGCGCAGGATCACAGCCTGCTTCACCCCGTGCATGATGGTGGTGTGGTGCTTGCCCAGCAGCCTACCGATGGCAGAGTAAGACATCCCTCCGTCCCACAGAGCGAACATCAGCGCCTGTCTTGCCTCCACCACGGTGCGGCTGCGGCCTTTGCCCCTCAATGTATAGTCCGCGACACCCGTCAGCAGAAAGGTATACCGGAACGCACGAGCCTTCAGTCCTATGACATCGAGGGGCATGGTGTCAGGACCCGCCCAGCAGCTTGCGTACAGTGAGGGTGGCGGTCATCGAGGAGAGGTCGATGCCATCCAGTGCAACCTCCTTCTTCTCCCGCTTGGTCACGTCCTTGTGCTTCTCCTTCACATCGTCGGGCAGCAGGTCCCACAGCGGGGGCCAAGCCTTCAGTGCCGGGGCCAGTGAGGAGTACGCACCGAGAAGTTTCTCCAAGTTTCGCCGGAACGCCTTGCGTTGTGAGTCGATAGTATTCAGCGTGTCGACCCACGCCGTGACCTCACCGACCAGCCCATCCCAGTGCGGGACAGGACGCAGCTTGATGAAGCGAGCGTCCCACGACGCAGACCCTTCGATCAGGGCGTTGTCGGGTAACACGGCGGGCACCGGCATCCTCTGCGGCAGTGACATAGTGATATCACGGTGGCCATCACCAACAGGGACACGCACGTTGAGGCTCAGTGTGTGCTGGAAAGCATACTCAGGCAGCGACTTCACGGTGCTGGCATGTTCCATCCAGAGCGCACCCCACACCGCCTCACCGTAGTGGTCGAACGACGCCGCAGTTCTGGCTTTGTCGTACTGTTGGCTGAACGGTAGATCACCGAGTCGGACCAAGCGTTCGGACAGTTCCTTAGTTATACGTACAGTCGCCATTGGTTTCATCCTCCATCATCGCAAGCATTGTTGTGTATATCCCGGCAGCAAACTCCCGGTTATCCACCGGGAGTTCATCTCCTATGCTGCTGAGTATCTGGCAGAAGGCTGTCACAATATCTCTGACTGTGTAGCCGTCTACTATCTCCCCTACCTCATCAACTAACTCGTTGATCTTCTTGCAGTAGTCACACTCACACACACCGTGGTCTACTACTTCCATGCTACCACCTCACCGAAGGGTGCCTTGTCAGCGCCATCGCTGACCCACAGCACCGGGTAGTCCGGCTCCGGACCGAAGTCGGAACAGTACAAATCGGTCAGGAAGATGCAAGCGCACGGCTCGATGTCGTTGGCCTCGATGTGCCGGAACACAGGGCTGAAGGCAGTACCACCGCCGCCGTGCGGCTTGATGACCGGCTCCTCATCACGGGTGAACACATCGTAGTGGCACACCTCGCTGTCGAAGTAGACCACGTGCAGTGCAGCAGGAGCGAAGTCCTCGAACACAGCGGTGATCTCACCGGCAGCTTGGCTGATCTGCTCGGCAGTGATGGAACCAGAGCAGTCGACAGCGAACACCAGCGGACCCATCGTGACACCGGACGGACCGGGCAGATAGACACCTTGGTGCAGGAAGCGGCGGTTAGGCCGCTCGTATGACCGACCACCGGCGCTGATCTTCTGCATGAACTGGCGTAGCACGTCAGCCCAGTTGACCTTGGGCTGGAGTATCTCACCGACCAGCCGCTCCATGTTGGCCGACAGTTTGCCCATCATCTTGGCAGCCTGTGCTGCCTGAGCAACTTGTACACGCATCTCTGCCTGTGCTTGCTGCCGCTCCGTCTCGGTGGCACCGCCGTCCTCGCAGTCATCGTAGGCGTCACTGTTATCGTCAGGCTCATCGGGCAGCAGGTTGTAGATACCGTCGCTGGTGCCGTTGCCTGCGTTGTACAGGTTGGGGTTGAGACAGCCGCCGTCGATGAACTTGCCGATCTTCTCGGCCACGAGGTGGTGGTTGATGACGTAGTCAGCGGCACGGTTCCACTTGCCGGGGATACGGGTACCACGGCGGTAGTTGTGCTCGAACATGGGGTGGAAGCACTCGTGTGCCACGAGGAACTTAAGCTGCTCATCACACAGCGGGTCGATGAAGTCCGGGTTGAACTTGATGTACTTGCCGTTGGTGGCAGCGGTCGGCACGTCGGGGGTGACGATGTACTGCATGTTGAGAGCGATGGTCCCGATGAACGGATGCTCAAGGATCAGTGATGTCTTGGCCTTGGCCAAGCGCCGCTCCAGTGCTTTGATGTCGGTCATTGGTGTGTCCTCCTTACTTGGCCGGGTCGATGTCGGTGCAAAGCACCTCGACGTAGGTGTCGTGGCTCTGGGTCAGGTAGTTGCCCTTGCCGAACATGGTATAACAGCGTGACGATGCCGCCTGCTTGACCTTGTCCGCCGGGATGTCGTGCGGGTAGGGAATCTGGATCACGTCACCCGGTTTCATCGTCTCCAGATAACTATCCACGTACCGAGCCGGCGCACCGAACTTGACCGGTGGGTTGTAGACGAACCCCTTGTCGTTGCTAACGACGTCACCTGCCTCGGTGACGATCATGTACTTGGCGTTGAGGTTGCCCAGTTGGGTGGCGATCTTGCTGATGAACGCAGTCTTGATGTCAGTCATGGTGTGTCCTCCTCGGTTGGTAATCAGTTGCCCATGAACACCGACATGGCGTCCATGATCTTGCGTGCCTCAGCCGCAGCGTCAGCCCTCAGGTCGAGGTCAGTACGCAACACATCGGGGTGATGGCTAAGCAACTTCGCCTCCACTTGTTGCCGCATGTCCTCAAGGTGAGGATCATCAGAAACATTCAGACGTGTCAAGAGATCACAGGTCTCTCGTGCGTTGTCGATCATGCTGTCGCGGAAGATAGCCGCCGGGTCAGCCATCTTGGTGGCGATATGTTCGACGTGCTTGTGCAGCCGGTGCCAGCAGTCAGCCATCGCTTCCTGTTGGACCGTCGCCATCCGTGCCTCCAAGTCCTCTTGGATGCGGGCGATCTCATCGTCTGCCAGTTCCACACGGAAGTCGTTGGTCGGCACAGGCAGCACAGCCATGTCCATCTTGAACTTCTTGGCCACGGCATCGACAGGCGGGTAGTCGTTGGCTTCGTACATGTCACCGAGCCACCGCTTGGACTCGTCGACCAGCGCATCGTAGTTGTCGAGGAACTCCCGCACCAACGTCTGCCACTCGCCCTTCTCACGACGGAACTGGGTCATGAACTGGAGGTAGTTCTTAGATGGCAGGATGCGGGTGCCGTCGATGCCCCAAGGCAAGGTGTTCTTGGTCAACTCGGCACGGATGACACGGGTCTTTCCGTGGACGTTCTCCAGCAGATCATTCATGGGGAACAGAGACTTGTTGTACCGACCAGCCTTGCTGCTGGCACGGTTATCGGTGGCGACCTGCTTGGTCACACGCTTGTCCAGTTTCTTGGCAGTCCACTCGGACACACCGAGAGATACCAGTAGGGCACGATCATTGAGCTTCATTGGAAGTCCTCCGCTGTGAAGTTACCCAGCAACCGCTGCTGGGTTTGGAATACGATCCATAGATCAGGGTACTGGGTGGCCAGAGTACGCAGCCTGTTGGTGGCATGTTGTTGCTGGTACCTGTGACTGACCATCAGGTTCGACAGGTGCTGTAACTCCAGCCGTTTGTGGGGCTGGCGCTCCCTGAGAAACGCCAGCCATTCGTATGCAACCTTAGGTCGCATCTCAGAACAACACGTCCTGATGCTTGAGCGACCACTGGATGAACGCCTGTGTCGACGCCAACATGGGGTCACGCTTGAGAGCGAGGCTCACCATAAGCACAGAGAACTCTGCCGGCATACGCTCAGCATACTGTGCAGCACGGTCGAAGTTGGACACGGTGAGACGCTGTGCCAGTGATCCAGACAGGGCGTACAGGGTAGCCGGATCGGTCGGCACCTCAGAGGTGGTCGGATTGAGTAGCACAGCGTCAGGGTTGGGCAGCTTGCGCCAGATACGCATGAACCCGGTGAACTCTGCCGCTGCACCCTCACCGACATCGCCCTTGAACACCTCGTACTCTGCCTCAGCGGGCACAACACCGAGGTTATCGCTGACACCCTCGACCCATGAACGGGGTGTCGGATTGCTGCGGCGCTGCGGATCGTAGTCATGCAGCAGACCAGACCGGAAGCGCAGGAACGCCACAACCTCCGGCTTGACACCGTTACGCATCATCCAGTCGGTGCTGTCGTTGAGGTCAGTCTCGAACTCCAACACAGTCTCGCGGTTGCCGAGATGCCCCAGCACACGGTTGGCACCGGCACGATCCTGCTGCCTGTTACCAGTGGACACCACCTGCCAGCCATCGGCCAGCTTGAAGCCGTTAAGCTCACGCTCTTGGCAGATGTTGGCGATAACTTTCTGGATGTCTGCATCGGCTTGGTTGCGATCATCCAGCAACAGTATGCCGCCCTTGCCAGTGTCATGGGCAGAGCCAACGGATGGGAACCAGTCTGGCACGGTGAAGAAGTGGGTGCCGTCGTCGTTGAACTTGGGCATACCGAAGTCCTCGACCTTGCGAAGCGGCATGTGGAGGTGGATGTAGGGAACATCGAGTTCCTTGGCCACGTCCTTGACGATGGTGGTCTTGCCGCCACCGGGTGGGCCTTCGATGCAGACAGTACGCTGGCGGCGGAACATCGACATGAGAGTGGTCTTGAGAAGTGCAGGACGCATTGGTGTTTTCCCTTTGAAAGTTCGTTGGTTGGTACGCTAAGCTACTGAGTTACTTATGCTTTGTAAGTTGTGCTTCGACCGCCGCCGTCGCCGTTGCCGTAGCCGCCGCCGTAGCCGTAGCCGCCGCCGTAGCCGCCGCCGTAGCCGTAGCCGCCGCCGTAGCCGCCGCCGTCGCCGTAGCCGTTGCCGTAGCCGATGCCGTAGCCGTTGCCGTTGCCGGGTAAGGTTCGGGCTGGTGCAAGCCGTAGGCTCCAGAGGATCACGGCCATGTCTTGCATGGGATGGCGAACAGGAAGGCAGACTTGGCCAGTACAACATCTCCGGGTGTATCGAGTACGGTCTCCTTGCGGGGGCCGGGGATAAGTTGTGCCAAGCCTTGGTCAGTACCCCAGACACGGATGATCCGTGCCTTGGTGAGCATCATATACTCCCCGTTGTCGGTCACTGTCGGTGCGTACCAGACGAAACCTGCTGTCCCGACGATGATGCAGGCTGTCTTGAAGTGATCGTCCATGTGTATCTCCTATGCTTCGTAGGTCCTGCTAATGCCGCCGCCGTCGCCGTAGCCGTAGCCGATGCCGATGCCGTAGCCGTAGCCGATGCCGATGCCGTTGCCGTAGCCGTCGCCGTAGCCGTCGCCGTCGCCGTCGCCGTGACCGTAGCCGTAGCCGATGCCGATGCCGTAGCCGTAGCCGATGCCGATGCCGTTGCCGTAGCCGTAGCCGCCGCCGCCGCCGTAGCCGTAGCCGCCATAGCCGTGACCGTTGCCGTGGCCGTTGCCGATGCCGATGCCGATGCCGGAAAAGGTTCGGGCTGGTGCAAGCCGTAGGCTCCAGAGGATGGCCGGATCAGACATCGTACAGGTGGTGGTCGGGGCCGTAGGACACCACGGTGGTGCCCCTGATCCGGTCACGAGCCAGCTTCGCCTCCATCTTGTTGTCGTAGTAGATCACGTCTCCGAACTGGTCGGTGATGACCGGCCCCTTGCGCCACTTGCGGAGGGTGAACAGGCGGAGTTGTGCAGATACGTTTGTCATTGTCTGTCGTTCCTTATTTTAGTTAAGCGATACACAATCACTCAGCCTTGGACTCAGGGGGCAGGCCGAACTTGGCGTTGACATCGGCAACCTGCACAGTGGGCAGCGTCCGGTCAGCCTCAGGGATGAGATCACCGATGACAGGCATAGCCTCAGGCCACGCTGCTGCCAGCTTCTTGCCGGTGGAGCAGGTGCTCAGCACTGCCATGGCTTCACTGTATGCCGCTGCACAGAGATCATCGAACTGCCTGTACCGCGTGGCGAAGTTCTTGATCTCCTCGGACAGCGCCTCGTCGGTGATGCCGTGTTCAGTGTAGCGACCGGCGATCTTGTACCCGTCGTGCTTGGCCTGCTCGATCCTCACCCAACGGCTATGGAGATTGCCGCCGATGTTGACCCTGTAACCGCCGGCGTTGACCGGCATACCCCTGTAGTCACTGGTCACGGTGAAGGCGTCGGGGAAGTGTTTGTTCACCACCGCCATCGCTGCCAGCACTTCCTTGGAGTAGAGGTAGGCATAGGCTCGGTCAGCCAGCTTGCGGTTCAGTTGCACCAGTTCCTTGGCGTCGTTGGTGTAGCGATAGGCCACCAGTTTGCGGGCCATTTCCTCACGGATGCTGTTGGTCAGTCGGCTCATTCGTCGTCCTCCTCTTGGTGTAAATCGTTGGCTTCGATGGTGTCCCACACAGCGTCATCGCTGGTGAGATGTTCATATTCTGACTCCAGTGACCGGTAGAGTTCTCTGCACAAGGCATAGCGTGTCGACTCGATGTCCTTCTCAAGCTGGTCGATGTCGGCGCTGAGTGCTTCGTCCCATGCTCCGAGCACTGCACTACGGGTCTCATCGTCACCGTCGTCGAGCATGTAAGCGAACGACCCGGCAAACCCGATGTCGATCCCACAGGTGTTCTCGTGGGCATAGTGACGGCTGTTGCGAACAACCTTGATCTCGATGTCGCTACCGTGCTGGTACAGCTTGTCGATCCATGGGTAGGGGTCGAGGGGGGCAGTCTTGCCCTCAGCTACCAGCTTGGCGTTCTCCGCCTTAACGTAGGCAATGAAAGCCGGCACATCGACACCGCCAGTGAAGGAGGCACCGTCACCCTGTGACCAGAACCCGCTGAAAGACATGTCCTTGGTTGTGGTGTAGAACCCCTTGGCCTTGGCTGTCTCGATGAAGTCGTCGTAGGTGCAGTCCCACCAGTCATAGTCGACGTTAATGTGACGGTGCTGCTCGATCAGCGCCGCTTTGCGCTTCTCAGATATCCCAGTCGATGTCGTCGTCATGGGTCTCGCTCCTCTTGAGGTCGTTGACATAGGCGTAGTGGATCACTGCCAAGCCGACGGCCAGCAGTGCGTAGGCCACCACGAAGGTGGTGAGGTGGGATGATACAGCCCACCAAGTGAGAACCCCCAGCATGGCGTAGAGGATCAGAAACAGGGGATGTAGGCTCATGCTGTGATCCTTTCCTCGGTAACGATGGCGATGTCGTTGGGGTCAGAGAGAAGTTTCAGCTTGGCAGCCTCCACCATGGCAGCCGTCGATGGCTGGCTGTAGGAATATATCTGGTACATCTGTGCCAGTGACAGCGGGACACACTTACCGAGGGGGTGAGCCTGACTGCTGTGCTTGCTGGTGGTAGGACCGTACTTGTCCTCGTTCTTGAACCACACCCCCTTCCAGCAGGCATAGAGGGGCCAACTGAGGCAATAGCTGAACACCATGTAGAGGTCAGGGGTAAGCTGCTCTCCCCACAGGGTGCTGCCCTTGGGATGGTTATAGTTGCTGCCGCTGTTGTGGAACGGTTGCCGGTTCTGAACGAACTGTCGGACTTTGTGTCCACCGACACGGGTGGACTTGGTGGTATCCGTCATAGACTTCTCCATGTGTGACCTGTCTCATCAGTGTGGGATGGTCATTACCCACAGACCGGCACTAGGCCGGTTTCGACTAGCTATGGAACGAGAAGTACCCCTCGCCATCAGGGCCACCGTCATGGTGCCAGACAGCACCCATCTGGAAAGTGATGGGGTTGTCGTTGACGTTATGGGCAGCGTGTTCTTCCCGCCAGTAGGTCGCTGTCAGTTCCGGCACATCACCGTAGACACCACCGATGATGCGGCAGTGGCGATAGCGATCACTGGATGCAGCCCATACAGAGAGATATCCCACAGCCTCCCACAACTTCTTCCCACCACAGGTGAGATTGAGCATGGGGAGATGTTCACCGAACGACAGTTCGAGAGTGCGGTTAGCGAGGTCGGTGGTCATTGAGCGGCTCCTTCGATCCACTTGAGGTTGTAAACGCTGACGTAGCACTGGTGGTAATGCTGCCGGTCGTCGTTGCCGGTGTAGATTACAGTGGCATAACCAGCAGCACCGGGCTTGCGAGGTGGGGTAGCATCATGGAGGACGTGCATCTCTCCACGGAAGTCAGTGATGGTGTCACCCTTGTTGACGGGTTCGTTGGTGGCCTTGTCGACCAGTAGCCAGTTACCGATACGCATCAGAACACCTCCCGAACCAGCGGCAGAGCAACCGGCTCAAGGCCACGATTGTAGCTGATGGACAGGTCAGTGTAGCCATTCTGACGGAGAACAGGGGTATCGAGAACGCTGAGGGTGCAGCCATTGAAGGGGCTGTCGGTGTCAATTACCAGCAGATCGTGACCAACACGCCAGTCATAGACCGCATCCTGTGACGACAGGTAGCTACGGCGGATGGTGCAGACCTTGAGGGTCTTGGTGTCAAGTTTCGAGGAACTGAACACGTTGTCACGTAGATCACTGAACGAGGTGTATACTTTCTTTGGCATGATAGCCTCCGGTATGTGGTGGTGTGTAATCCCGTGTAACTTTACACCGGGTCGCCGCTTCGGGCCAGCCAAACCTAGGCCAGCCGGCCCGGCGTGTCAAGTTTCGGCGCAAGCCGTTGATTTCGCTGGGTTTTTTCGTAATAGGGCTATGTAACTTTACAATCTAGTATATAATCTAGTTTCTGGGGGTGTAATCCGGAAATGAGCTAACTTGACACGGCTAAGTCATTGATATTGCTAGGTTGATCTAAATAATCTACTCGCGAAACTTAACACCACAAGTTTTTTAGGGGTTGCGTAACTTTACATGTAAAGTTTCATTTTCCTAAAAACAGCAAAACATAGTATGTTCTACAAATGTTCTATGTATTAAACAGATTATCTATATTATATAGAGAATCGATTTCTGCCGGATGCCTGTGGCTTAACCCACTGTTTTTCCTTGGTAAAACGCTAACTTTACACGCTAACTTTACACTTTTTCCGCGTATCACGTGTCAAGTTACGCCTAACTTTACACACATCCGTCGTGTCAAGTTATCGGTATACAGGGTTGTATAGTTAAGTGCTAAGTCATTGAAATTACACGATATGGGCTATAGATTTTCTAGATTATTGTAAAGTTACGGCCCCCCGACTGTATAATCGCATGATCGAGGCAGTCGATAACGGCGCTGCAACACGCGCGAGATACAGACCCCCGACGTATGGGGAGCGATAGCGACCTCGAAACTTGACACCTGATAACTTGACACGAAAAAACCCCACCAGCCGAAGCCAGTGGGGTCAGGGTCAGTTGGTGCCGATCCACACACCGAGGAAGAACAGGATCGTCAGTGGCATCGCTGCCAGTTCGAGTAGCTTAAGCATGTACAACTCCCTCTACGATGTCGAACTCGTCCGGGTCCATGCCCGTGGCGTCGACGTACTCTTGCGCTTGATGTTCAGTGGCGAACCACTTGCGGTACTCGCTCCACCCTTCGTACCAAACGACGGTGTAGCCCTTGTCATAATCAGGCATGGTGTGCGTCCGTAGGTTAGGGGACTTGGGAGGCAGCTTGCGCTGCCTCCCGTCCGTCTTTGACTTAGAACTTCGGGCCGGCTGCCGTGGCAGTGGCAGCCTTGGGGGCTTCCACGTCCTTGATGGTGTAGGCGGGGATACCGCCAAAACCCATACCGAAGGCAAGATACTGGCTTGCGCCGATCACCTTGGCCTTGCGGGCCGCCGCCGATGCAGTGTCTTGGAACGCCTTCTTGGCGTCCTTCGCCGCTGCGTCAGCCTTCAGCCACGCTTCCGCCTTCTGGCGGACCGGTGCTGACATGTTCTCCAAGGGCATCTTGGTGAACTCGGCCTTCTGTTCGTTGCGCTTCATAGCCATGGTAATGCTCCACGTTATAAAGCCCCTAGCGATGTCAAAGAGCGGGTTCGGGGCTTGTGAACCCGTCTCCCTGTCTGCGGTGCGTCGTGCGCCGCTGACCCTTTCCTTAGACCATAACCTGACGGGGAAGTCTAGTTTTGCCCGTTTCCCTAGGTGACGGCGCTTGCCCTAAGCCGTTGCAAACGCAGGCTAAACAGTCAGGCATGGGGGGGGGTTGGACTGGAGAAAACCGACGCCCCCGGTATGATAGTATCCCTCTCAGAACAAGACCCCAAAAAACCAAGGGGGGTATTGACCCAACCGCGCCAGTCCTGTACATACCCCCCTATGACGAACGCAAAACATGTGAACTTCCAAGCGTACTTTACGTACGACCACGGCACTGGTGTGCTTATCAGGCGCTCGACGGGTAAGCCCGCGTATGTCCAGTTGCGGAAGAAGAAGGACGACAGACAGCCGTACGGGGAAGTGAAGATCGAAGGCCGCAAGTACGCCGCTCATAGGGTGGTGTGGGCTGTCGTCCATGGAGAGTGGCCGGACGGGATGCTGGACCACATCAACCGCGATACGCTCGACAATAGGATCGAGAACCTCAGGGTCGCAACCCCAGCGGTCAACGCGAAGAACAAGAGCCGCGCTAAGAATAATACGTCTGGGCAAAACGGCATCGACTTTAGCAGCGGCGGATGGAGGGTTCGCGTCGGTACCGTGTTTGGGGGCAGATATAGCACACTCGAACTGGCTATGAAGGTGCGCGATTTGCTGTACCGGGAGTTGGGGTACACAGACGATCACGGGGAGTAGGGACAGCCCCCTTCCCCATCCCATAGCCAAGTGTTATCTTCGCCCCATGGACAGGCACCCATTACACCTCACCAAGTGGACGGACCGACTTACGTTCGATGTGGCCCTCATGCTGGAAGGCAGCGGGGAGACGCTCGATGAGGTCAAGGATCGCCATGGTATAGACGCCAACCAACTGCTGGCGTTCAACAAGGACCCCGTGTTTCTCAAGCAGGTGGAGAAGTACCGCGACGAGATCAGGGAGAAGGGGCTGACCTTCCGCCTCAAGGCGCGGGCGCAGGCTGAGGAACTGCTGACGACCAGCTATATGCTGATCCACGATCCGGGCGTGTCCCCCGCCGTGAAGGCCGACCTCATCAAGAGCACGGTCAAGTGGGCCGGACTGGAACCCAAGAACACCGAGGACAACAGCAATGCCAGCGCCGGCGGTGTCCGAATCACGATCAACCTTGGCAACAACCCAGCAGACGCCCGAGTCATCGACGCCACCCCAATCTACGACACCGACAACATCCCTGACTCTGAAGCCCACCTCTACCAGATCGACCACGACGATGAGTTTTGAGTCCCTGAGCCTCGCCACCATTGAGGACGCGGCACACGCCGTCGCTCAGAGTGGCAGGTCCTACATGATCCGGATCAAGCGGCTGAAGGAAGGGACGCTGTACCAGATGAGGGTCTACCCCCGTGGCAGTTGAGATTCTCTACACGCCCCCGCCGACGGGGAAGAAGTTCATGGAGAGCAACGCCAAGATGCGCGTGCTCATGGGGCCGGTCGGCTCCGGCAAGTCCGTGACCTGTTCGTTCGAGATCATCCGGCGGGCCAGTATGCAGAAGCCCAACGAGCAGGGCATCCGCAGGACGCGGTGCATCGTGGTGCGCGAGACGGCGCGGCAGTTGGAAGATACCACGATCAAGACGTTCATGGACTGGTTCCCGCCGGGTCAGTGCGGCTACTACCTGCGGACGAAGAAGACCTACTACCTCAAGGTGGGCGACATCGAGTGCGAGATTATGTTCCGCGCGCTGGACGACAGCGACGACGTGGCGAACTTGAACTCCCTCGAAGCGACCTTCGCATGGGTCAACGAGTGTAGAGATATCCACCCAGACATCATCGACGCGCTGTCCAAGCGTGTGGGTCGCTTCCCGTCCGCCAAGGACGGCGGGCCGACGTGGCATGGCATCTTCTGTGATACCAACCCGCCAGTGCAGGATAGCTGGTGGTACTACATGATGGAGCACACTGACCCCAAGGACGGGGTGTCGCCCAACGACAACGGGTGGCATGTGTTCAAGCAGCCGTCGGGTAGGTCGCCTCACGCGGAGAACATCGAGAACCTGCCCGAAGGGTACTACGATCCGCAGGGGCGGTCGGAGGAGTACATCCGGGTGTTCATCGACGGGGAGTATGGCCTGTCGAGCGCGGGCACCCCGGTCTACAAGTACTTCCGCACGGACTACCACATGGCCAAGGAGGCGCTGCGGGTCTACGCGGGGCGCACGGTGCTGGTCGGGATGGACTTGGGGCTGACGCCGGCGGCTGTGTTCGGTCAGCAGGACCCGCGTGGGCGGGCGCTGATCCATGCGGAGGCCGTCAGCTTCGACATGGGCATCCAGAGATTTCTCCGTACGATTGTCAAACCGCTGCTATATGAGCGGTTCCCCGGCTGTCAGGTGATGATTATCTGCGATCCGGCGGGGGTGCAGCGTGCCCAGACTGACGAGCGCAGCGTGGTCGACATCATCAAAGCGGAGGGGTTCAAGGTCATCCCGGCGCGGACGAACAACATCTCTGCGCGCATCAACGCGGTCGACGACTACCTCATGCGGCAGATGGACGGCGACCCTGCGTTCATGGTGGACCCGCGCTGCACGTCACTGAAAGCAGCCATGATGGGCGGCTACCGGTACAAGATGAAGCAGCCCGACACCATCGACAAGAACAGCCACAGCCACATTGCCGAAGCCCTACAATACCTCATGCTGCACCTGAACAGCGGATTCGCAGGGGCACAGGTCGGCCAGCGGCGAGAGATCAAGCCCGTTGTCTCGACAGGCTGGACATGATACTTTTCACCTTCTCTCAAGGAGACTGACATGCCGGGTAAGATGCCGCCGATTGGCGCTAGTGTTGCGAGTGGGAACCGTATGGCTGCTGCTGAGGCGGCTGAGGCCAAGGCCATGCGCCGTCGTCCGTCGATGCCGTCCCCCGCCGAGAGTGCCGCCAGTGGCAATCGGATGGCTGCCGCCGAGGCCGCAGAGGCTAAGGCCATGCGGAAGTACGGCGTGAACGGCACCGGCTATGGGTCGTTCAAGAAATAGGACTCTTGTGTCCCATAACGTGCCATGATACTACATTTAGTGACCGCTCCTCCTCGGTCGCATTGGTGTGCTCCTTCCCCTCCCCCCGGTGGCCCTCCCCACCGGGGGGTTTCTTATGTCTGTTGTAGAGTAACTTTCTACGTGTTAAGCTACGAGCCGACATGGCAGGTCTAACTTTTCTCCGCGTCGTCGGGAACGACGAACTCGTTCGACAAGAGCGAGAGGCGACTGAGCGCGCTCTGCAAGAACGGCAGAACCAACCGCTCATTCTCGGCCTGACTGCACATCTTCGTGCGTGCTGGGACGCGGCGCGCATGGCCAAGAAGCCCATCGAGAACATCATGCTGCGCGCCATGCGCCAGCGCAACGGTGAGTACGAGGCCGACAAGCTGACCCAGATCAGGGCGCAAGGCGGCTCGACAGTCTACATGATGATTACCGAGGTGAAGTGTCGGGCAGCAGAAAGCTGGTTGCGTGACATTCTGCTCGAAACCGGCGGTCCGCCGTGGGACTTGGAAGCCACACCCATCCCCGACATGTCTCCGGGACAGTCGCAGGAGATACAGGGTGCGTTCGCACAGAAGGTGCTCGGCATCGTCGAGGCGTCTGGGCAGGCACCGGACCCGGTGCAGATGCTGGAACTCAAGGAACTGGTCAGCCAAGAGTATCGCTTCATGCTGCTCCAGCAGGCGCAGAACCGGGCTGACAAGATGAAGACCCGGATCGAGGACCAGTTCGCCCAAGGCGGCTGGCTCACTGCGTTCAACGACTTCATCACCGATCTGGTGACGTTCCCAGCGGCAATCGTCAAAGGTCCCATCGTGCGGCGTCAGCGGGCGCTGGGCTGGGATCGTGGCCCCGACGGCAAGACGACCGTCAAACCCATCGAGCGCATTGCCCCTGAGTATGAGCGTGTTGATCCGTTCCGACTCTACCCCGAGCCGGGGATCAGCAACATCAACGAGGGATATCTTTTCGAGCATCATCGCCTGTCGCGCATGGAACTGGCTGACCTGATCGGTGTGCCGGGCTATGACGACGACGCGATCCGCAAGGTGTTGGAAGTCGGCAACGGACAGTCATGGGTGTCCGAAGACGTGGAACTCCAGAAGGACGAGGAGGAGCGCAAGTTCTACGCCTACATGCGTCCGACCACCGAGTTCGACGCACTGGAGTTCTGGGGCAAGGTCAGCGGCAAGATGCTGCGCGACTGGGGTATGTCCGAGGAGGATGTCCCTGATACGGCGCGCGAGTACGACGCCAACGTCTGGATCGTGGGCAACTACACCATCAAGGCGGTGCTGAACTACGACCCGCTGGGCGAGAAGCCCTACGCCAAAACCAGCTTCATCAAGTGCCCCGGTGCCTTCTGGGGCAAGGGCATCCCTGAGATCATCGAGGACCTGCAAGGCGTCTGCAACGCAGCAGCCCGTGCGCTGGTCAACAACATGGGTATCGCGTCGGGTCCGCAGGTTGAGATCAACCTCGACCGCATCCCGCCGAACGAAGACATCACCCAACTCAGCCCGTGGAAAATCTGGCAGACGGTCAACGACCCCGCTGGTTCCTCGGCACCGGCGATCCGGTTCACGCAGCCGGACAGCCGCGCGACCGAGTTGATGGGTGTGTACGAGAAGTTCAGCCGACTGGCCGACGATCACTCCGGTATCCCAGCCTACGTCTATGGCGACCTCAACGTGCAGGGGGCGGGGCGCACCTCGTCGGGCCTGTCCATGCTGATGGGCGCGGCGGGTAAGGGCATCCGGCAGGTAGTGATGCACATCGACAGCGATGTGATCGAGCCGATTGTCCATCGGCAGTTTGTCTACAACATGCGCTACGACCCTGATGAAGCCATCAAGGGTGACGTGTCCGTGGTTCCCAAGGGCACGGTCAATCTGGCGGTCAAGGAGACCGTCAACGTGCGCCGTATCGAGTTCCTCAACGCAACCGCCAATCCTTTCGACATCGAGATTATTGGTAAGGATGGCCGTGCCGCGCTGCTGCGCGAAGTGGCTAAAGGGTTGCAAATGCCCGTGGACGAAGTCGTCCCATCTCGGGAGAAGGAAGCGTTCCTTCAGAACCAGCAGGCAGTCCTTCAGGCTGCCCAACAGGCCCAGCAACCGCAGGCCCCGCAGGCTCTGGATAGCGCAGGTTCTCCCAAGGGTGGGATGGAAGGGAACACGGTCAGTAACCGCCAAAGCGGGAGGGCAGCGTGAAGCGACCCGACCCGCTGGTAGTGCGTCAAGCGGCTGATGTCAGCCGTCAGTACCAAGACCTGATGGCTTGGCTGGCGGACTGGCGTATGGCTGAACTGGAGCGGCTACCGCGTGCGGTTGAACACACTGGCATCTATCAGGGCAGGTGCCAAGTGTTGGAGGAACTCTATGAGTTTCTCCGAGACGCCCCGAACTTAGCGGCTAAGTCCTAGCCGACAATCAAGCTCACAGATCGGAGCAAATCAATGGCACTTCCAGAGCAAATCCGTAAACAAACAGCAGAGGTTAAGGCGTTCTACGACCAGTCGAACGCGGGCCAGCAGCCGGCGGGAACCGTCCCGACCGAAGCGACTCCGCCTGCCAACGATACCGCAGAGCCGCAGCAGACCGACTCGTTTGGTGATGAAGGTGCTACTCAACCGCCGGTGTTCGAGCAAACCACCGGTGCGTCAAACTCGGATAACGAGAACTCTGAGACTTTCGCTCAGAGGTGGCGGTCTCTCCAAGGAACGTACAACGCTACTGTTCGCCAGAAGTCTGTTCTGGAAAACCGCGTGTCGCAGTTGGAAGAATTGCTGGCCACGATCTCAAAGCAGTCTCCTGTCCCTCAGCAGGCAGCCGACTCCGCACCACAGCCGCAGGCCCAGAGCCAGCGTCTCGTGACGGACAAGGATGTCGAGGAGTACGGGGATTCAATCGACGTCATGCGTCGGGTGAGCCAAGATGTGCTCGGCCCGGTGATGGCCCGCATTGGGCAGCTTGAGAACGCCCTCCAACAAATGCAGGCTACGGTCGTGCCGCAGGTCACTGCGGTCTCCCAGCGCCAGCAGGTGTCGGCGGAACAGCAGTTCTGGTCTGACTTGGGCACGTATGTCCCGAACTGGCAGGAGGTCAACAACAACGACGGATTCCAGAACTGGCTTCTGGAACTCGATCCGATGACCGGCAACACACGTCAGGCGTTCCTCGAAGCCGCCCAGCAATCGCTCGACGCATACCGCGTCAGCGCGTTTTTCCGAACTTGGCTTGAGTCTTCTGGACAAGCCGCTGTTGCTCAGAACACGCCTACGCCACCGGCGCAGTCGGAACTTGAAAGGCAGGTTACTCCGGGTCGTTCACGCAGTGTGTCGGCCCCTCAGGGGAATCAGTCTAAGAACTACTCACCGACGGACATCAAGAAGTTCTATGATGACGTTCGGACGGGTAAGTACAAGGGACGCGAGACGGAGCGTGCGCGCATTGAACGCGATATCTTCTCGGCTCAACGGGAAGGTCGCATTGCTGTGAACACTTGATAAAGGACTCAGAACATGTCGTATCCCAACGCTCCCGGTCGTCCGAACTATTCGGGCAACTTCATCCCGGAAATCTGGTCGGGCAAGCTGATCGAGAACTTCTACGACGCCACTGTGCTGGCGGCGATCTCGAACACCGACTACGAGGGTGAAATCCGCCAGTACGGCGACACCGTCAACATCCGCACCTCGCCGGAAATCACGCTGCGTGAGTACGTGAAGGGTCAGACCCTGACCGTCGAGAACCCCGACAAGCCGAAGCTCCAGCTTCTGATCGACAAGGGCGAGTACTTCGCTTGCGTCGAAGACGATGTGGACAAGGTGCAGGCCGACATCAACATGATGGACCTGTGGTCGAAGGACGCCTCGGAGAAGATGAAGATCAAGATCGACCAGCGCGTCTTGACCGACATCCTGCCGGGCATCTCGGCTCTGAACAAGGGCGCTGCTGCCGGTCGCATCTCGGGCAACTTCAACCTCGGCACCACCGCTTCGCCGGTGCCGGTGTCGAAGGATGGTGCCTCGTCAACCGTGAACGTGACCGACCTGATCGTCGACATGGGCACTGTGCTTGACGAAGCGAACTGCCCGGAGTCGGACCGCTTCCTCGTGATCCCGGCCAAGATGGCTGGTCTCATCAAGAAGTCGGAACTGAAGGATGCCTCGCTGGCCGGCGACACGCAGTCGATCCTGCGTAACGGTCGTCTGGGCATGATCGACCGCTTCACCATCTACATGAGCCACAACCTTCAGGTTCAGGCCGGTGGCAAGTACAGCATCATCGCTGGCCACAAGATGGGCTTCACCTTCGCCTCGCAGATGACGAACATGGAGACCCTGCGGTCGACCACCACGTTCGGTGACATCATCCGTGGTCTTCAGGTGTACGGCTATCAGGTCGTGAAGCCGGAAGCTCTGGCTCAGGGCATCGTCACCCTCGCCTGATCGTGAGGGGGCTTCGGCCCCCTCATACTTCTTTCTGAAAGGTTCTCATCATGGCTACCTATACTGACTCCCTCGGCTTCAATAAGGGCACTGCTGCTGCCTACGTTGACAACGGTCTGCACAAGGTCACTGTGCTCGAAGTCACCCTCGACTTCGCCGCCATCACTGCCGCCCGTCTGGCTGCCGGTGCCACCGCCCTGACCAGCGGCGACGTGCTGGAAGTCCTGCGTATCCCGGCGAAGTCGCAGGTCCTGAATGTCGGCGTCGACGTGACCAAGGCGGAAGGCGGCACGCTGACCATCGACGTCGGTGACGGCGCTGACCCGGACGGCTTCCTCGATGGCGTGAACGCTAACACCGTGGCCGGCTACTCGTCCTCGACGGTGACGCTGGTTGAAGGCGCTCCGAACACGCTGTCGCCGGCGTTCGGCTTCGGCAAGTACTACGGTGCTGCTGACACCATCGACGTGACCACCGTGAACGCTGCCGACGTGGCGGTGATGCGCGTGTGGGCCATCGTGGCTGACTGCAACTAAGGGGATGGGGGGCTTCGGCCCCCCGTTTCTGATAAGGGTGAGATATGCCGACGAACCTGACTGGGACCAAGATCAACGAGACGTTCGACCAGTTGCTGCATGTCAGCGACGGGCCGACCGCAACTGAGAAGACGGTCTACAGCGGCACTGGGGTTGCGACCACGCTGAGGCTGGGTACGCAGTCCATGTCGGGCGCGTTCTCCCAGATCACCTTCCTCAATCAGTCTCAAGCGCGTACTGCGCTCGGACTCGGCACCATCGCCACGCAAGCAGCCAACAACGTCGCCATCACGGGCGGAGCGATCTCCGGTGTGACCTTCAGCGGCTCCTTCACAGGTGTGACGCTGGTCGAATCCGTCACGTTTGCGACAAGTGCTGCTGCGGCAGGGTGCAACCTTAACGGCAACACGCTTGCTGCGGACGGCACCGACACGAACATCGACATCAACATCACACCCAAGGGCACGGGTGAGGTGAACATCACCAAGGTGGACATCGACGCAGGTGCAATCGACGGTACCACCGTTGGCGCGACAACGCCGGCCTCGGTGAAGGGTACGACCGTCGAGGCTACGACTTCAATCGGGTACTCCGCTGGTACGGGCGGCTCTGTCGTTCAAGCGACAAGTCGGACGACCGGAGTGACACTCAACAAGATCACCGGTGAGATCACTCTGTTCGCGGGAACGGTCAGCGGCCATGATGCTGATGAGTTCACGCTGACGAACAGCGCGATTGGGGCAAACGACGTCCTTATCCTCGGGATTAAGTCCGGCTGCGCGGCTGCCACGCGGAAATACTATCAGGTCCATGTCGTCTCGACGGCAGCGGGATCATGCGTCATCTCGGTGGGGAATATCGACAACGCGACTATCCCCGCGACGGGGACGGATAGCCCGGTGATTCAGTTCACTATCCTGAAAGGGGCGGTATCGTAATGGCCAAGTCCCCCGCATGGACCCGCAAGGAAGGGAAGGACCCAGAGGGCGGCCTGAACGCCAAGGGTCGTGCGTCCTACAACAAGGCGAACCCCGGCAAGCCGGGTCTCAAGCCGCCTGCCCCTAACCCGACAAATGAGAAAGATGCGGCGCGGCGCAAAAGTTTTTGCGCCCGGATGTCTGGGATGCCCGGTCCGATGAAGGATGAGAAGGGCAGGCCGACACGCAAGGCGTTGTCCCTGAAAGCGTGGAAGTGCTAATGGCCGACAGTCCCAAACCCACCAACCCTTCGCTCTGGTCCAAGGTCAAGTCTGAGGCCAAGTCGAAGTTCGATGTGTACCCCAGCGCCTATGCCAATGCGTGGGCGTCGAAGGAGTACAAGAAGCGCGGCGGCGGGTGGAAAGGCCCGGACAACCGGGTGAAGAAATGAGCAAGGGCGGCCTTGGTAAGTGGTTCGGTGAGAAGTGGGTCGACGTGAAGACCGGCAAGGACTGCGGTCGATCCGGGTCCGAGAAGTCGTCTCGTGCGTACCCGGCTTGCCGACCTGCCGCTGCCGCAGCTAAGATGACCGCCAGCGAGAAGCGCGCGATGGCCGGCAAGAAGACCAGCCCCGACCGCAAATCGTGGCCGGTGTCCCCATCGGGTAAGAGGAAGTGACATGCCGAAGGACAAAGTCGCCAAGGTAATGGGGGAGTTTAAGCGCGGCACTCTCCATGGCGGGATCGACCCGAAGGGTCCGAAGAAAGCCCCCGTCGTCAAGTCGCGCAAACAGGCAATTGCTATCGCGTTGAGCGAAGCAGGCAAGGCGAGGAAGAAGTGATGAGTGAGAAGATGTACATCCGGGTGAAGGCCGACGGCTTCATCTATGATTACAACGAGATGCTGGCCCGCAATCCGAATTGCGAAGTGGTGCCGGAGCAGGTTGCGTACCCTGAGCGGTTCATCGACGATGAGGTCGAAACACGTATCGCCAAGCGCCGCAAGGTCGCCAAGCCCGGTCTCGATCTGGCTACTGACATTCAGCCACAACCAGTGTATACCGATCCCGAGTTGGCAGCCGAAGCCAGTCGAGGTTTTCCTGAGTGACACCTGCTGAGATCATAGCCCAAGTTCGCCCACTGGTGCAGGACACCCGGACTCCGTATCGCTACACCGACGCGGTACTGCTGGGGTTTGTCAATCAGGCACTGAAGCGAATGGCTATGGTCCGGCCTGATCTGTTCACGGTCTTCGAGACGGTAGCCACGACGCCGAACACGGTTGTGCAGCGGCTACCGTCCAAGGCCACCCGTCTTGTCGAGGTGTACAACGTCGAGGGCGGAGACGTTATCACTGAGGTCGACAAGAACGCTCTCGACCAGACGTATCCCGGTTGGCGCTCAGCGCCCGCTGGGCAGCCAGTGAACTACGTCCGGCACGTCCGTAACCCGACGAGCTACTTCCTCTATCCTGCGCCGGCAGACGGCGTCTCGCTGGTCACTGAGTATGCAGTCGCCCCCGACGACTACACGATCAACCAAGAGATCGACCTGCTGAGCGACACCTACCTCCCATCACTGGTAGACGGTACGGTGTTCCTGTCGCAGTCCATCGACGACGAGCATGTCAGCACAGGCCGCGCCAAGCTGTTCCTCGACTCGTTCAACCAGACGCTGGTCGCCGGTCTCCAGACCCGCACCATCACTGATACCGACGCAGGCGGGCTTGATCCGAGGCAGGTGGTCTAATGGCTGACAGGACTTTCGCCTCGCTCATCCCGCGCATCAACCCGAACGTACCGGGTTGCCCGCAGCCGCTCATGGAGTCTGCGATCCGCATCGCGGCTATCCGCGTGTGTGAGCGGACGCTGGCATGGCGCATCGCCCAGCCGACCTACGACCTGACGCCTGCGGTCCATCAGTACTTCTACCGCAAGCCGGCAAACGCCGATGTCCACGCTGTCTTCGATGCGGCGGTGAACGGCTACCCGCTTGACCGCGTAACGCTGGAGGAGGCGCTGCGGCGCTACCCGGCATGGGCCGACCTGTACAGCGGTGAGGACTACAGCCAGCTTTGGACCGAGGGCGGCACGTTCAACAACCAAGAGTTCAACGAGGGCAGCTTCAACGCAGGCTCGACCTTCACGCTGACGGACGAGGCGCTGGAAAAAACGAGCGAACCGCGCGTCATCACTCAGCTTGGCCCCGATCAGTTCGTCGTGCTGCCGTCACCGGACGACGAGAAGGCATACACGCTGAGACTTATCTATGCGCTGAAGCCGAAGCGCAACGCGGGCGGTATGCCGGAGTACATCTTCGACGAGCTTGAGGACGTCATCTTCCATGGGGCGCTGCAAGACCTGCTGGTTATGCCGAACCAAGCGTGGAAAGACAGAGAACTCGCTGCGTATCACGCGCGGCAGTACACTTATCACGTGACCGAGAGGCGTGCCCGCGCTAATATCGGGAACGCACGTGGAACTGTGTACGCCCGTATGCAGCCCTTCGATTGATGGAGTCCTCGGATGGTTGTTAAACTCAAGAACAATGCTCGGGGGTTTCTTAGCACTGCCATCACCGGCAGTGACACGCAGATCGTTCTGTCGACCGGGACCGGCGCGGCCTTCCCCACCCTGACCACGGGCGACACCTTCTTCGCCACCATCGTATCGGCTGACGGCCTGTTCGAGATCGTCAAGGCTACGGCCCGGTCGACTGATACGCTGACGGTCGTCCGCGCGCAGGAGGGGACGGCGGCGCTGTCGTTCAACCCCGGCAGCTTGGTCGAACTGCGGGTGACGGTAGGCAACATCGAGGCAGCCATCGAGGACGCCACGCGCGACGACAAGCCGTTCCGCGACTTCCGTCCCGGCGATGCCCCCAGCCGGTTCACTCTGTCCGGAGGCTCGGTCACTGCCAGCCTGAACGGTAACGTCTATCGCTTCGCCGGTGTCGGATCGGCCTTCATGCTGGACAGCGTCCCGCTGGAGCCTAACCAGACCTACACCTTCCGCGTGGCGTACCAGCGGTTCAAGGACAGCGGCGACCCAGCGAACGACGGCATCACCGCCGGCGTCGACTGGTACAACGGCTACGGCAACAAGATCGGTACTGCCGTCATTCGCTCCGACGCTACCCTGCTGGTGAGTTCGCTGCTGCGTACCGCAACGTACTCGCTGGGTTTCCCCGGCGGCGATGTGTTCGATGTCTACATCCCGCAGTCGGCCCGGTATGCTGTGCCGTGGTTCCGCACCTTCGGTATCGGGCATGAGACCGACCTCGTCACTCTCGCACTGCGCGACACCCCGACCCCGACACCGCTGGTGGTATCGGCTGATGATCTCGTCATTCCGAACGACTTCCAATGGCCGGCAGGGACAATCCCGCCGGGCGCAGGTGTCACGGACCCGTACTCGGTAGCCCGCACGTTCTACGTCACGATGGCGGGTAGCGATGCCAACACCGGCACCAGCTTGTCGGTACCTCTCGCCACGGTCAACGCTGCGCTCGTGAAACTCGCGGCCCTCAACCAGCCGGGCATCGTCATCGTGCAGCCGGGCGAGTACGTGGTTCAGCCCGATACTGACATCCCGCCGAACTGCGCGTTGTACGGGTACGACCTGCGCGTGACCAAGCTGCGTCTGCCTAACGGCCTCAGCCAGAACAACATGTTCCGCCTGACCAGCGGGTGCAAGGTGCGCGGCTTCACGTTCACCGGCCTCCAGCATGAGTCGCCTCCGAGCTACGATAACACCACCGCCGGTCTGGCGGCCACCGATCAGTGGGAGTACTTCACTGTCTCCGGTGTGCTGTACCGGAACGTCGATGACGCGGCGGAACTGGCCGAGCATGACTACCCGCCGGAGAAGGGCTTCGCCTTCGTCTTCAAGCCGGGCGCAAACATCACCCGCTCTCCGTACGTGTCGGACTGCTCAATGCTGCACGACTTCACGTACGATCAGATGACGTTGCCGATTGACCGTGAGACGGGGAACCCGTTGATGCCGAGAGGCGCGGGCAACCTGCGCGCGGACGGCTCAGTGCTGGCTCCGTCCTCGACGCTGCGCTCGGTCGTGATCGACAGCTTCACCTCGATCAACCCGAACGGCTACGCCTACCTGATGACCCGCAACGCCTTCGTGCAGTTGGTGTCGGTCTTCACGAACTGGTCGCGCTATGGCCTGTGGTGCCACGACGGCGGGCAGGTCACGGTCGCCAACAGCAACAGCACCTTCGGGGATTACGCTCTCGTCTCGACGGGGTTCCGTTACACGATCCGCATCCCCGATCCGGTGGGTGAGCCTCGCGGTTTCTACGTCCCTGCGGCGGACGCGATCACTGAGCAGCGCGATATCATCGTCGAAGAAGTCTACGCGCTTCTCGCGGATGAGTTCGTCGAGGTGCAGGAGTTCACGATAGAGCAGGAGGAACTCACGCGGCGCGACCTGCGGACCCTGCTGCGCGAACTGGCGGACGACCTCCGGTCCGGTCAAGACCGTGGTTCGCAGTTCTTCATCAAGGGTCTGTTCGATTGGAACGCTGAGTACTTCTTTGATCCGGCGTTGAAGCCGATCTTCCTCGCCAGTTACGAATACACCTACGACCGCATCCTTGCCCGTTGCGCTCTTATCAGCCCTGCACAGTCCATGCTTAGGTCACTGATTGACCTGATTAAGACCAGCATCGACGATCCCGAGGATATTCGGCTCGGGTTCCCCTCGGTGGTTGAGGCCACGGGTCAGCAGTTCAGCTACGTCGGCTCCGGCGTCAACTTCAACTCGCTGCCCTACTCACAGCGCGGTACCGGCCTTGCCGGCGATCCGGCGCTGGTCAACCTCAAGGTCAACGGTGGCCGTATCTACGCTACGTTCTCGACCGAAATGGGTGACACCTACCTCGGGGAAGACCTGCGCGTTGACTTCGAGCGCGGAACTGTCGAAGGGCAGGCGTTCTCTCGCGGTGTCCAGAACATCACGCTGCCACTCATTCAGGCTCTTGGAGGCTAACTCATGGCAACCATCACCACTCCGCGCCCGCCGCTTAACCTGTTCAACGTCAGCCGTATTTCGGTTCCGTCGTTCTATACGACGATCTTGGATGTGCCGAACTACCTTATCCCCGTGAATGGGCCGAACCCGGCGCGCCCCGTGCAGGCGGTGGCGCTGCTGACCTCGCTTATCGTGGCCAACAACGGAGCAAGCACCATCCAGTTCTCGATCCGAGTTCTGGACGCAAGCAACGTGGCGTGGACAATCCTGAACCAGATGGATATTCCGCCGAACGACTTCGCGTTGATCGAACTGGGCAAGCAGAACCTTCCGTCCGGCGACAGGCTGCAACTGAAGTGCGAGAACTTCCAAGGCGCTACCGCCAGTCTCTCCTATGTGCTAAACCAGCGCGAAGAATATACGGTGATCCCATGAGCAGCGTGAAGTTCGCATCAGGTCGTGATCGTAGCGTTGGCCGTTCGCTGCGGTACACAACGCCCATCGACCTACCCACCAACGCCTACGAGGGCGCGGTCGTGGCCGGTGAAGACAACCTGATGCACTACAGCACAGGCACGCAGTGGATCGCCTTGGCTCCGGTTCTCTCGACGCTGATCGACGCTGGTAACGCCGAGACCGACTACACCGGCGGTGCATCTATTGACCTTGGGAGCGCACAACCGTGACCATTAGCGCCTCGATCTTCCAGCTTTCCCTGCGCGGCGACACGCTGGCGCGCTGGACCTCGTTCAACCCGGTCCTTGCTGACCGCGAGTTGGTGCTGGAAACCGACACCGATAAGTTCAAGATCGGTGATGGTGTCACCCCTTATCTGAGCCTGCCCTACGGCGGCCTCGTTGGTCCGACTGGACCGCAAGGCGCGTCGATCAACATCAAGGGAACTGTCTCCACCGTTGGCGACCTCCCGCCCACGGGTAACGCCGTCAACGACGCCTACATCGTCACGGCTGATGGCGATCTGTATGCTTGGACCGGCTCGGCTTGGACTAACGTCGGCCAGATCGTCGGCCCTACCGGTCCGACGGGATCAGCCGGTCCGACGGGTAATCTGGGTCCGACTGGCCCGACAGGTAATCTGGGTCCGACCGGCCCCACCGGTGCGGCGGGTGCAGGTAGCACGGTCGCTGGTCCGACAGGTCCGACAGGTCTCACTGGTCCGACAGGTCCGACCGGCGCTGCGGGTGCAGATAGCACGGTCGCTGGTCCAGTTGGTCCCACCGGTCCGCAGGGCGAGGCAAGCACTGTAGCAGGTCCCACAGGCCCCACAGGCGTTCCCGGCAGCGCAAGCACAGTTGCAGGCCCGACAGGCCCTACAGGCGCGCAGGGTGACGCCTCGACGGTTGCCGGCCCGACTGGGCCAACGGGCGCTACAGGTGACGCTTCAACGGTAGCAGGCCCCACTGGTCCGACGGGCGCTACTGGCGATGTTGGCAACCTAGGGCCGACTGGCCCGACCGGCCCCACAGTCTACCCGGCAGCAGGCGTGGTCATCTCGACCGGCACGGCATGGGATACGTCTGTCGCTCCCGGCACTTCAGGTAACGTCCTGACTAGCGACGGAACGTCGTGGGTATCTAGCGCAGCGGCGGGCGGTGCGGTCAGTTTCCCGCAGAACAGCCGGTCAGCAGACTACACGCTTGTGCTGGGTGATGCGGGCAAGCAGATATTCCACCCGGCCAGCGACACAGTCACCCGCACTTACACCATCCCATCAAACGGCAGCGTAGCCTTCCCCATCGGCACGGTTTTGCTGTTTACGGTGGAGAACGGCGGTGTTCTAGTCACCGTCAAGATAACGAACGACACGTTGGTGTTTGGAAACAACACCACGGGACCTCTGGTCGTGGCAGCAAACAACACGCTGATGTGCATTAAGGTTACAGCCACCAAGTGGATGGCAAATTATCTGTATCAAACAGGCTTGCCGTTAAGAAACGAAGTTGTCGCCCTAGCGCACGAGTCAAGTCCGTTCATCACCGCATACCCATGGTCAGCGGCAGGCTTCGGTACCAAGTACGCCAATCCAGCTACATTGGACCCAGCGGTAGGCCGAGACGTGACGTTTACCCCGTCTGGTGATGCAATGGCTGTCGTAGGCGGCAAACTCATTGTCTACCCATGGTCCATGGCGGGTTTTGGCACCAAATACGCTGACCCGACAACACTGCCGACTTCGCCTAACGGTGTAACTTTTTCGCCGTTAGGTGACGCTATCGCCACGGCGAACGGCAGTAATACTACCACTGCCTATGTATCAGCCTATCCATGGAACTCGTCTACTGGGTTCGGCACCAAGTATGCTGACCCGGCGACACTACCGACTTTCGGGAGTTTCGATGTAGCGTTCACTCCCGCAGGCAACGCCATTGCAGTGGTGCATCAGAACTCGCCATTTGTTACGGCCTACCCGTGGAACTCCACCACCGGTTTTGGTACAAAGTACGCTGACCCAACGACGTTGCCGGGTAATCCCGGCAAAGGCGTAGCGTTTACCCCCGCAGGTGACACCATTGCGATAGCATCGAACGGTACTCCGTTTATTTTCGTCTACCCATGGAACTCAACCACCGGGTTCGGCACCAAGTATGCCAACCCGGCGACACTGCCGACGAGCTACGCCGAGGGCATAGCGATCTCCCCCGCAGGTGACAGTATCGCGATAGCACATTACACTTCGCCGCGAATCACTGTATATCCATTCACCACGTCCGGTCTTGGCACAAAATACGCTGACCCGGCAACATTGCCGACGAGTAATGCTTTGAGTGTCGCGTTCTCTATTGCGGGTAATGCGATTGCTGTTGCGCATCAGTCGTCGCCCTTCATTACTGCCTACCCGTGGAACTCAACCACTGGGTTTGGAACCAAGTATGCCAACCCGACGACTTTGCCATCGGGTTCCCCATCGGGCGACGGTGTGGCCTTCTCAATAAACCCATAACAAAAGAGTTAGATACTCATGAAGTATGCACAGCTTCCAACCGAGTACAAATACGACGTAATCGCAGACGCAATGTATGCCCGCGAAGCGGAGTATTTCCACTACGATTTCGACCGCATAAACTTTGAGTATCTGTTGGCAAACGCCGTAGATAACGAGTTCGCGGCGAACGTATCTGAGCGTCTGGATGTAACCCGCAAGCAGATGCTCAATGTCTTGCTTGTTATTGAGGCACTGCGGTCGCAGATCGACAACGACGCGGAGTACGCAGCAGCCGTAGAGCGCGTCACCGCCAAGCGAAAAGCGAAGGAAGCCGAGGCATGAGCCTGTTCTACGTCCAAGCTAATGGCGACACATTCGTTCGGCATATCCATGATGTCGAGCCGACGCGCTGGGACGATGACAACTTCTGTCGGGTGGCGAAGCTGACGCCTGAGCAGATCGTGCAGTTCGGTGTTCATAAGCTGAAGCTGGTTACGCCGCCCTACTTTGACCCAGCCATCCAGCAGCGGGAGCATGGACCGGCCTTGCTGATCGACGGTGTGTGGACACAGAACTATATCGTGAGCGCCCTAGATGCCGGCGAAGCTGCGGCAAAGGTCGAGGCACAATGGGCCGTTGTTCGTGCTGATCGTAATGCGAAGCTGGTCGCCTCCGACTGGACGCAGGTTGCTGACGCTCCGGTAAACGCCACTCAATGGGCGACGTACCGCCAAGCATTGCGCGATATCACCGCTCAGCCTGACCCTTTCAACATCCTCTGGCCTGAAGTGCCAGCATAACACCACAGAAGCAGGCGGAATCACCATGAAGATCGCAGTCTACGCTATCAGCAAGAACGAGGAGATGTTTGTCGAGCGGTTCTGTGAGGCGGCCAAGGACGCTGACCTCATCCTGATCGCGGATACCGGCAGCACGGACAACACGGTAGAGAAGGCCCGCGCCCATGGCGCTGTAGTCCATGACATCTGCATCACGCCATGGCGCTTCGATAAAGCGCGCGACACCGCGCTGGCTCTACTCCCCCGTGACATCGACGTGTGCATCAGCCTCGACCTCGACGAAGTCCTTCAGCCCGGATGGCGTGAGGAGATCGAGCGCGTCTGGAACGCTGACACCACCCGCCTGTCCTACAAGTTCGACTGGGGCTGCGGGATCATCTTCTACTACGAGAAAATCCACGCGCGCCACGGCTACCACTGGCACCACCCGTGTCACGAATACCCTCGCGCCGATGGCCGCATCACTGAAGTGTGGGCGCGGACGGATATGTTGCTGGCTGTCCATAAGCCTGACCCGACCAAGAGCCGGGGGCAGTATCTCGATCTGCTCGAACTGTCGGTGAAGGAAGACCCGCACTGCCCGCGCAATGCCTTCTACTACGCCCGCGAACTGACGTTCTACGGCAAGTGGGTGGACGCCATCGTCGCGCTGCTTAAGTACCTCGACAACCCTCAGGCGAACTGGCCGAACGAACGCTGCTACGCCATGCGGCTACTGGGGCAGGCATACGACAAGCTGGGGCAGCCTGATACCGCGATGGAGTGGTACCGCAAAGCATCCGCCGAAGCACCGAACACCAGAGAACCGTGGGTGGAGATGGCCGATCTGGCCTACCGCAAGCAGGACTGGCAGACATGTTACGATGCCGCCTCACGCGCTCTGGAAATCAAGGATAAGGCGTTGGTCTACACGATGGACCCGTCTGTGTGGGGGGCGAAACCACATGATCTCGCAGCCATTGCCGCGTTTCATGTAAACAAGTATAGTGAGGCCGTGGAGCAGGGCGAGTTGGCTTGCCAGCTTGAGCCTGCTGATGAACGATTGAAGAACAACCTTGCCTTCTACCGGGCCAAACTGGAGGCATAAAGCTGATGCCGATCACCCCATCATCCACCATCGGGTTCGCGCTGCGCGGCGACACGCTGGCGCGCTGGACTTCGTTCAATCCCATCTTGGCTGACCGTGAACTTGTTCTCGAAACGGACACCGATCAGTTCAAGATTGGCGACGGGGTCACGGCATATCTGAGCCTGCCGTACGGCGGCATCGTTGGTCCGATGGGTCCGCAAGGCGTGTCGATCACGTTCAAGGGTAGCGTTGCCACTGTAGGAGACCTCCCGCCCACGGGTAACGCCGTCAACGATGCCTACATTGTACAGGCGAACGGCAACCTCTATGTCTGGGATGGTGCTGCATGGGATGACGTGGGCAGGATCGTCGGTCCCACGGGTCCGACTGGCCCTACTGGTGCAGCAAGCACGATAGTCGGCCCCACCGGTCCGGCGGGCGCAACCGGTCCCACCGGTGCAGCTAGTACGGTAGCCGGTCCGACTGGCCCGGCGGGTTCCGGGTCGACTGTCGCAGGTCCGACAGGTCCCACTGGCCCGCAAGGACTGCAAGGCACGTCCATTATTTTCAAGGGCGAGGTAGCCACTGTTGGCGCTCTCCCTTCCACGGGCAACACAGTCAACGACGCATACATCGTCACGGCTGATGGTGATCTCTACGTATGGGACGGCGCTGCGTGGGATAACGTCGGCCAGATCGTTGGGCCTCCGGGACCCACTGGTCCGCAAGGCGATGCAAGCACGGTCGCTGGCCCGACAGGACCCACTGGTCCGCAGGGCATATCCGGCGGTGGCCCCACAGGTCCGACAGGTGCTGCTGGTCCGACGGGTTCCGGCGGCCTTGGTCCTACTGGTCCGACAGGTGCTGCTGGTCCGACGGGTTCGGGTGGCACCGGCCCCACTGGTCCTACAGGTCCGGGCGGTCCGACGGGTTCGGGCGGCGCTGGCCCCACTGGTCCGACAGGCCCTAGCGGCGGCGGCCCCACCGGCTCATCCGGCCCGACGGGTCCCACAGGTCCGCAAGGTATATCCGGCGGCGGCCCCACAGGTCCGACAGGTCCGGCGGGTGCAGCAAGCACTGCCGCTGGTCCCACTGGTCCCACTGGTCCGCAGGCTTCCGGTCCTACGGGTTCGCCCGGCCCCACTGGTCCGACAGGTCCTAGCGGCAACGGTCCGACGGGCGCTGCCGGTCCAACGGGTCCAACGGGTATAGCCGGCGCTATTCTGGAACCTGTGTTCCGGTCAGGCGCAACGCCAGCGTTGCAGGCGAGTGAGGCCGGCAAGGTCGTTGTGCTAGGTAGCTCCAGTTTTCTGGTACCCACAAACACTATGCCGACAGGTGCGGTGGTGACGGTTTATAATAACTTCACCGGGTCAGCCGCATTGACCCCGTTCACCGGCGTTACCCTGCGTCTTGCGGGCACCACGTTCACTGGCGAACGGACAATCCCTCGCTACGGGATGGCGACCCTGTGGTTCATCTCCACGAACGAGGCGATTGTCTCCGGCACCGGGGTCGACTGATGTTCGCCCTGCTGGCATCATACCAAGAGAACCTGACACTGAGCGGTATCCCAGCGTCTCTGTCTGATATAGCTCCCACAGGGGGGAGCGATGCCAGTGTGTCTTGGCAGTTCTACAACAACGGTAACGGGCAGGCGTTCACTGGGCCGGGGTCCTTCTCCGTGTTCACTTGGCTCGTACCGTCTGCCGAATCGTTCGCTGATAACTACGAGATATCGGAAGACTTTACACAGAGTACTCCGCCTGTGTTTACCATTTGGACTCCGTTGACGTCCACGTATGTTGTCGCGGAATCCAGACCGGCGGGGAGCGGCTTTGATTCCGGTACACGCACTATGGGCCTCCGCCGCCGAGGGACGACCAACCCGCCGAGGGTACTCGTTCTGTCCTACTCACTGACGTCCGGCGCATGAGGCGGGAGCAGCCCCTCTGGGAGTCCACCCGTGACCTCCACCATGCGTGCGAGGCGCACCCTATCGGTGCGACCATGTCGGCTGGCACTGTCTCTGAGCAGGTCTGGTGCGACTGGCTGGAGGCGCTGCGCGTCGTCCATAAGGCTATCGACGAGTGGGTCCCGCCCTATGTGCAGGTCGCCGGCGAACTGACGCTCGATCTGGTGGACATGCTGCCGCTGACGCCGCGCCTACTGCTGGCCCCTCACGTGTTCGCGGCGACCCTCGACACGCCTGAGCGCGCCGCAGGTGCGGCCTATGTTCTGGTCGGTGCTCACCGCCGTGGTGGCCAGATGATGGAGCGTAGCTTTGCCAACGCAGGGCGCACGTTGCCCAACCGCCATGTGCGGTTCCAAGACCCGGCTGCTGCCGAGGCGTTCGTCAAGGCGCTGCGTTTGAAGGGTTTCCTTACCGACGCTGCTCGTGATACGTTCCAGTGTCTGCTGGATACGATGGATGAGATTCAGCAACTGGAGACGCGAGGAGCCGGCGGTGGATCAGACGATTGTTAATTGGGCTTTCGCCGCGTTCGGGGCGATGGCCAGTTGGATTCTCAAGGCAATATGGGACGCAGTCCGGGACCTACGGAAAGACCTCAGAGATATTGAGATAAGCCTTCCTGCCGTGTATACTCGCAAGGACGACTTCCGTGAGGCGCTGTCAGAGATGAAGACTGAGATGCGCGACATGCGTCAGGATATCAAAGACAGCTTCAAGCATGTCGATGATACCCTTGGTACAATCTTCAAGAAGCTGGACGGAAAGGAAGATCGCAATGCCCGGTAAGAAGATGCCAATGATGCCCCCCTACAAGAAGGGTGGCGCGGTGTTCAAGCCGTGTGCCAAGTGCCCGTCGCCGGCCAAGTGCAAGGCTGCCGGCAAGTGCGCTATGAAGAAGTGAGATGCCGTTCAAGCTGAGTAAGCGATCCCTCGACAAACTGACGGGGGTCCACCCCCATCTGGTATCTGTCGTGCATCGGGCCATCTCGCGTAGCGAGGTGGACTTCACCGTGCTTGAGGGTCTGCGTACTCAGGAACGACAAAGGAAGCTGGTCAAAGCTGGCGCATCCAAGACCATGGACTCTCGCCACCTTACCGGCCACGCGGTCGATCTCGGTGCTTGGATCGGCGGATCGGTCCGCTGGGACTGGCCGCTCTATCTGAAGATCGCTGAGGCTGTTCGTACAGCTTCTCTCGAACTGAACATCCCAATCCGTTGGGGTGGTACGTGGGGTCTTCTGTCGGCCCTCCCGCCTGTCATCACGGCAGACATGTTGCATAAGCGTTTCCCCGACGGACCGCATATGGAACTCGAAAGGAAAACCTACCCATGAACAAGGACCAAGTCTTCGGCCTCGTCCGCACCGTAGCCGCCGCAGTCGGTGGCTTCCTCGCCGGTAAGGGCTACCTCGACGCCTCGACTGTCGAGGCTCTGGCTGGTGCTGTGGCCACTATCGCCGTTGCGGTCTGGTCGGTGACCTCGAAGAAGCCCGTGGCGTGAAGCTCCTCTCATCCCTCCTGTCTTTCCTGTCGCTGCTATTCAGCGAGTGGGTCCGCCACAAGGCAAAGCAGGAGGGTCGTCAGGACGCACAGGAGCAACTCGATGCCAACGTGGAAAAAGCTGAAGCTGCTGTGGCTACTCCCGATCCTGAGCGCGACGAGCGGCTGCGTAACCGCTTCGACCGGAGTCGTGGGTGACTACTGTCGTATTGCCTCCCCGATCACTTATGATCGTAAGGCTGACACGACAGAGACCGTTACCCAGATCGAGAAGCACAACAGCCAATGGGTCTGTGTTTGCGAAGGTGGTGACTGCCCCCGCAAAAAGGAGTAAACCACAGACGCCATGTCCGCTGTAAAGATCACGACCTTCTTCGGTATCTTGCCGAAGGTATCGCCGGAACTCCTGCCGGAGACGGCTGGTCAGATCGCGCGCAACGCGAAGATGGTCTCAGGCGACCTCGACCCGTTCCCCAGTCCGGTCATCGTCGGTAACGCTGGCATCACCGGTGACATCAAGACACTCTATGCGTTCAAGGATGAGCAGGGCGGCAACCGCTGGCTATCATGGACCACCGATGTCGACATAGCGATTGTGACGGCTACGGGGGCGACGGACCGCCGCTTCTTCTACACCGGTGACGGACCGCCCAAGGTCAGCAACTACTCGATGGCGTTCACCGGACCGGGTCCATACCCAGCCAACTTCTATCTGCTCGGCCTGCCGCTGCCGACGACCAAGCCGACGATCACTGTCACCCCCTTCTCTCCGGCGATAACCACGTCGTACGCCAGAGACACCAACAACATCGCTACGCTGGTGACATCCGCGCCGCATACCCTGCGGTCCAACGCGATCATCACGGTCACTGGTTTCAGCTACCTGTCCGGCACGTATACCCGCAGCGGCACGACGGTGAACTGCTCGGTTATCAACCATGGGCTGACCGGCACGCCTCAGGTCACGCTGGAGTTCCCGACGGGGGACGCGATCCCCGGCACGTATGTGGCGACCATAACAGGGACCGACAGTTTCTCTGTCACTGTGCCGACCGCACCGACATCGAACGGCACGGTCCGCCTCAGCCTGCTCAGTTTCAACGTCACCGGTGTGACGGCCACCGTCATCAACACCACCACCATCCAGTACTTCAGCCCCGGTCCGCCGCTGTCCACGACCAGCTACTTCGGTGGGACCGTCGACCTTGGTAGCCCGATCACGCCGCGCTCGTATGTCTACACGTGGGTCACGCCTTGGGACGAGGAGTCCATCGCCTCCGAGCCGACCGAGACGATCTATGTCCGCGAAGGGGTGACGATCACCGTCTCCAATCTTCCGATTGCTAAGCCCGACGGAAACAACTTTGTACGTGGCATACGCCTGTATCGCACGCTGTCGACCGTGCAGGGATCAGAGTACTTCCGGCTCAAGACGCTGTGGTTCCCCACCGGTGTGGCCAGTGTGCGCCGAGACACCGACGTCGCCACCGTGATGACCGTCTTCCCGCACAACCTTGGTATCGGCAACCGGTTCAAGATCGCGGACTGCACCAACGCTTCGTTCAATGTCACCGGTGGGATCGTCATCGACATCCCGGACGACTACACATTCACGTACGCCAGCGTCGGCACTAACACACCGACCACCCTTGTGGCGGCTGGTACCATGTTCCACGACATCTCTGAGAACCCGCCCACGACCGCAGCGCGCTACTGGGGTGACGGTGGTGACTATGATTTCATCGACGACTTCGATGCGCTGAACCTGATAGACAGCCTCGGCTCAGATGATGCTGACCCGCCGCCTGCGGACCTGCAAGGTCTGACCGCTGTGCAGAACAACATCCTCGCCGGCTTCGTGGGGAACAAGCTGTACCTGACGCCGCCTAACACGCCGCACGCATGGCCGGAGGAATATGCCATCACCTTTCAGCATGACGTCGTCGGACTGGCACCCATCAACGGCGCGATCCTCGTCCTGACCGAAGCGTACCCGTATCTCGTACAAGGGGCTGACCCAGCGGCTGGCATGGGTATCCAACGGATCGACGTCCTCTACCCCTGCCTGAACCGCAAGGGTATCGTCTCCATGAACTACGGCGTGGTCTACCCCACGCACGACGGTCTCGCTGTCTACTCGCCGGGGTCCGGTCCCGCCATCATCACCCGCGCGAACTTCGACAGCGACACATGGGAGACCGAGCTTGATCCGTCTACTATCGCTGGCGACTTCTACGGCGATACCTATGTCGCGTCCTACGGCACCGGCGGGTTTATATTCGAGCCTGTGCAGCAGATCGGCGGCCAGTACGTCAACATCGACTTCAACTTCACGGCGTCCTACTACGACCCCATCGACGGTCGCCTTTTTGGCGTGGTCGGTACCAACGGCGATATCTATGAGTGGGATTCGCTCAACCAGCCGAAGCTGACGCAGTCGTGGAAGTCCAAGGTTATCAAGACACCGCGCATGATGAACATCGGTGCCGCCCGCGTCATCGCTGACTACGGTGCGTCCACCAAACTGTGGAACGATGCGAACCTGAACTGGGACGCTGACGCGTCCTCATGGTCATCGCTGAACAACATCACGTTCCGCATGTGGGTCGATAAGGAACTGCTGTTCACGACCACCCTGTCTAACAGCGGTGTGTTCCGCCTTCCCGCAGGCTACCTGTCGGACACCTTTGAAGTGAGCGTCGAAGGTGATATCCGTGTCCGTGCGATCCACCTTGGCGAAACACCGTTGAGCCTGAAAGAAACCTGATGTCGAGGTTCACCCCCATACCCAGCCCGCCGCAGTCGGACATCACTCCGTGGCAGTCTAGCATCCTGACCTCCCTCAAGGAGAACGTGGACCTGCTGACCGGGTTGCGCGGCGAGAAGGACGGTGCCAGTACGGCAGTCCTCAAGGCGTCGATCACCATCCGGGCGGTTCCGCCGCAACAGATGCAGCGAGTATCGGCACAGGGGTCGGGTGTTGCCGTGAGCGGGGTGGCCGTGCCGACCCTGAACGACTACTCGGCGCTGCTCAGAGACGTGCAGACGTTGGCCAACGACGTGGCCAGCCTGCGGTCTATTGTAGAAACCCTGATCTCTCAGTTGCGAGGGTGATATGATGAACCAGATGGACCCCAACATGCAGCCAGTTTCGACGGACAGCTTGGATTTGCCGCCCGCCCTTGCTAGTCTGCTTTCCATGCCGGCAGCGGGTCAACCCGTTATGCCGGCGGCGACCCCGACTGCCCCTATGGCTGCCCCGCCTGTCGGCCTTGGTGGTGGTTTGGGGTCGCCACTCCCTTCGTACCAAGAGGGCGGTATGGTTGGTCCCGGTGGCCAGCCGATGGGTGGCATGGCGCTCGGCGCGCAGCCCGACGATAGTCCAATGGACCCGATGGAGCGTGACACGCTCATCATGCAGGGTCTCCAGCAGAACCCAGCGCAGGCACAGGAAATCCAAGCGGCCATCATGGCGGCACTCCAGAGCGGTGAACTCACGCCGCAGGAGTTGAACATGATCGTGCAGCTTACGCAGGTGGCGGCGTCCAACCCAGACATGTATCCCTACGTCCGCAACTTTGCTATCCAGAACGGCATCGCCGCAGAGGACGATCTGCCGGAGGAGTACGACGAAGGTCTGATGGTTGTCATGCTGACTGTAGCCAAGGCCGCACAGCAGTTGATACAAGGGGGCGCTCAGATGCCTGAGGCCCCAGCCGTGCCGCAAGCAGGGATGCAGATGCAGTCCATGGCGAAGGGGGGCACGGTCAAGGGCAACCCGGATGCACCGGTGCCGATCATGGCACACGAAGGGGAGTTCGTGGTACCGAAGCATATCGTGCAGATGAAGGGTCGAGAGTTCTTCGACCGCATGGTTGAGCAGTACAAGGACAAGGCGTGAGTGAACTGACTGTCGAGATGCTGACGCAGGAGCGGGCGCTGGAAATGTGGCCCCGCCTTGTCCCGTGGCTGGAGAAGTCCATCAAGGGCAACCCCATGACCGCTGGCGATATGGATGTGCAGTACATCTTCAATGCCGTGGCGTCTGACGAGGCAGTGATCTTCGTCGGGTTCGAGGGTACGCTTGTCGCTCTCGTGCTGGTGATCCAGTTCCACCACCTCAACAAGCAACTGGCGGCGTCGGTCATCGCCATGGCTGGCCGCAAGCTACGCGCCTTCGCTTCCCAGTTCTGGCCACCGGTGGTCGAGTGGCTGCGCGCCAACAAGGTCGACTTCCTCGACACCTATGTTCCGATGAATCGTGCTATGCTATACATCACCAAGTTCGGGTTCGATCAATCCTGCGCCAAGGTGCGAATGAAGTTGGGGACTGCCCATGGGTAAGGTTGTTGGTACCATCGCCAAGGTTGCTGCGGTCGTAGCGATTGCGTACTTCGCTCCCGTTGTGGCAGCCAAGGTAGGCGCAGCCGCGTTTGGTAAGGTCGCCGCTGCAAAGATCGCTGCATCGACCCTCGGTTCCACGGTCGCCTCTGCTGCTACTGGCGCTGCGATGGGCGAAGCCGGAGGCGCAATCGGGCTAGGGACTGACTGGAAGTCAGGCGCACTGGCAGGTGGATACGGCGGGTTCAGTGCCGCCAAGGCTGCCGCTGCTAGTGCTGCTGCCGCACCCGCAGCGACGGGGGCCACTGGCGTCGGCGGCATCAGTACAGGCACAACTCTCACCGCTGGCTCCGGGGCGTCCGTTGGTAGCGGCGTCACAGGTCTGTCGGGCGCACTCACAGGTGGTGCAGGAACTGCTGCTACTGGTTTGCCCGCCGGCCTCGGCGCTGGTGGTACGAGCTTGGCCACCGGTATGGGTGCCACTGGTCTGGGTGCGGGTCTATCCGCTGCTGCCCCCGCTGCCACTGGACTCGGCGGTATGCTGGCTGCTGTTCCCGCTGGCCTCAAGACCGTTGCGCCGTCTCTCATCGCCGCCGGCCTCGTCGGCTCTGGTATGTCCGCTCAGATGAAGGCGCAGCAGGCTGAACTTGAGAAGGCGCGACAGTCCAACGCAGCCTTCACGCAGGAGCGGTTCAGCCAAGCGCAGCGTCTGCTGGGCGAAGCCGACTACTTCAACCCTGAGTACATGGGTCGGCAGGCTGGTCAGGCTGCACTTGTCCGTGGCTCGATCCAAGAAGGCGAAGCCACACGTGGTCTCACTGGTGCCCGACTGGCTGCTGAGCAGCGCCGCTATCGTCTGGGCACGGCCCGCAACGTGGGCACGGCCTTCCAGCAGGGCTTCGGTCAGGGTGTCACTGGTCGCGTCCAGACACGTCAGGCTGGTATTGGTGCCATCCCGGCGCAGTACCCGACTACGACTGAAGCAGGTCTGAGACTGGATGAAGCGCGCTTGCGCGAACGTGATGCTGAGCGCCAAGGTGTCGGTATGCTGCTCGGCCAAGTACTCGGGGTGCCGCCTCTGGGTGCGCCGCAAGCCATTGGTGGGTAAGGAGTCTGACTGATGGCTATTGGTTCATTCCTCGCTGGCGCTGGGCAGATCGGAGCCACTGCGGAAGACTTCGTCAACCGGCGTGAAATCCAGCGCGCTCAGCGCGCCACCGCTCAGGCGCAGCAGCTTGAACTGGCTAGGCAGGAACGGCTTCGCCAAGGCGTCATGGGTATGGGCGACATCGGCGGTGAAGCGCCGGTCTACGATATCGGTGCCCCCGGCGGTTTCGAGGATGTTGTCCCGCCTCGCCGCGCTGGTATCGCTTCGGTAGGCGCAGCGCCGCCCATGATCGCAGCAGTCCCTCCGACTGGTGTTCCTCCTCTGGCAGCGCGACCTGTTGCTCCTGCTGTGGCTGCGCCCCGTGCGGGAGTTCCGGCCCCTCCCGGTTCTCTGGCCGAGCGCACCATCGCGCGACGTGAAGCCCGTGTAGCTGGCCGGGCCGGTGGACCGAAGGTCGGAATCCAGAACCTGTTCGATAAGCTGGGCGTGGAGCCAGCGGCTCCGGGTACTACGCCTCGTGTCGGTCTCCAGAGTCTATACGCCAAGTTCGGACCTGAGGCCAAAGCGCCTGCCGCTTCTGCTGCGGCTAAACCTGCTGCGGCCAAGGCTGCTGCGCCTAAGGCTGCTGCCGCTCCAGCGTTCGACGCCGGGACGTTCCTCAATCGTGTGAAGGCGGTTGAGTCCGGTGGCGATTACACCACGCCGAACCTCGCTGGCACATCGTCGGCCTTCGGTGCGTATCAGATCACCAAGGACACGTGGGTCGGCACCTATAAGAAGCTGAACCCGCGCTCCGGTATGTCGGACGCACAAATCTGGAACCTGCGTCGTGACCCTGCGGCTCAGGACCAAGTCGCTGGTGCTCTCGCCCAGACGAACGCTACCTCGCTGCAACGGGCAGGTATCCCTGTCACCGACACCTCGATGTATCTCGCTTGGTTCCTCGGCGGCGACGGTGCCACCAAGTTGTTGAGCGCAGACGACAACACCCCAGTCTCTCGTGTTGTCTCTCCCGCGCAGGTGAAAGCCAACCGGTCGGTCCTCGAAGGCCGCACCGTTGGTGACGTAGTCGACTGGGCCAATGGTAAGATGACCGGTCGCGGCGCAGCCGCTCAGCGTACCGCTGGCGTTCAGCCCGAAGGCACCGCTCAGGTTGCACAGACACGTCTGGACCCGTCGAACTTCTACCTCGCTCGTCCTGAGGCGATCTCGCGCGACACGGCCAACGCCATTCAGGCGCGACAGGAACTGGTCCAGATGGCCAACCTGTACCGTCAGTCCGGTATGGTGAATGAGTTCATGCAGGCTAGGGCCACGCTGCTCCAAGCCGACAACCAAATCCGTATGCTCCAAGGGATGCAGGGCATCATGGAGTTGGAGATGGCTAACGACCCGCGCCGGCTTGCTGCCGTCTGGTCTGACTATGCAGGGACGCCGATCCAAATCCAGCCGCGTACCGATGGCACCTACAACATCTTGGTCAACGGTCGTGTGTCGTCCCAAGGGGTCGATGCTGCACGACTGCGCGATACTGCGCGCTCCACCTTCGACCGTGCCTACCTCCAGCAGCGTGTCGAAAGCCAGACGGCTATGCAGCTTGAGACGGTCAAGAGCCAGCTTCGGGTCAATGAGGCAACCGCCACGGCTCTGGTTGAGGCCGCGACCAAAATCCAAGAGGCCCGTATCAACGGCGAGTACCGACTGGCCGAGCAGCGCGAGAAGAACTTCGAGGAGAAAATCTTCGCCACTCCGGGTGGTCAGGCGTTCCTCCGTTCGGGCGGCACGTGGCAGCAGCTTGTTACTGATTACCGCGCTCCGGGTATGCCGGAGTCTGTCCCCGCTGGTCCTGCTGCGCTCCCCATTGCAGGCATCACACCGCGCATGGTAAGTGTCGGTACTGGAGGATAAACCATGGCCCGTGCCGGTGTGACGTTCAACAACCCGCTGCTTCCACCGGCGGGCGATCCCTCTAGTCCACTGGCTCCACCGTCACTCGGTGGCAGCCTTGGCGGCATGGGTAGCACCGAAACTGCGCTTGCTGGGATCACTGCGCTTGGAGAGAGCGCCGTTCAGGGCATACGTAGTCGTACTGCACCGCCTCCTGCCGCTGGTCCGTCGTTCGGGTTCAACCCCGCGACCAACCAGTTCTTCGCCAAGGGGCGGATGTTCGACGCTGAAGACTACCAAGCTGCCGTCGAGTCTGCTGACACGGCGGGCACAGCCGCACCGCTGCCGCAAGGTTTCCAGCCGCTGTCTGAGCAGCAGTTCGGTGGCTATGTGCAGTCGATCCGCAACCCCGGCAGGGGTACTCTGGCGGCGCGCAACCTCGGTCGAGGGATCGACCAGCTTCAGATGCTGGGTGGCCGTGGCCTCCAGCTTATCGGTGCAGAAGAAACAGGGCAGCGCATCGTCGACCAGCAGGTCGAGGACCTGCGGCGCACCCAGCCGTACGAACGCCAGTTCACGGATATCGAGTCCGGTGGTGACGCTGTCGACTGGTTCGTGGCCAACCTCGCGCAGCAAGGTCCCATGCTGTTGGAAGCTATCGGTGCTGGCGCTGCGGGCTTCTTCGCTGGTGGTGCAGTCGGTGGTCCACTCGGTGCCGCAGGCGGTGCCCTCGCTGGTCTCGCTGGACGCACGGCGTTCAAGCAGGCGGTGCTGGCGGCAGCCCGTAAGAAGGCTGCGGGCGAAGCACTCGACCAAGCCGAGAGCAAAATCCTCAAGAGCGCCGCCGGTCTGGCAGGGGCCACTGCTGCTGCAACAGCCAACTCTCTCCAGATGGGTGCGTCCGACATCTACGGGGAACTCAGGGATCAGGGTGCTGACGCTGAAGACGTTGGTGCCCGCCTGACGGCGCTGTTCGGTTCGATCCCCTACGCCGCCATGGACCTGCTGCCGGAGTACGCACTGGCCAGCCGTGTGTTCGGTACCGCCGTCCGCAGTGGAGCGCAGGTCGCGCGCCGTGGGGATATGCTTCGCCGTGCCGGTACGGGTCTTGCCACTGGCGCTGCACTCGAAGGGTCCACTGAAGCCGGGCAGGAAGCCCTGCTGCTTGGCCTGTCCGACCAAGACTTCTCCGACCCGAAGAACATCCAGCGCCTCATCAACTCGTTCGCCGCCGGTGCCGCCATCGGTGGTCCCATCGGCGCTGTCGCCAACCTCAAGCGCGGCACTCCGGCAGACGTATTGGGGAACGGCAACCCTGAGCAGGGCATGGCGCAGGGTGAACTTCCCCTCGAAGGTGGCGCATCTGGTACGCGCGTTGGCCCACAGCAACCATCACTAAACGCTGACTTCGCTGTCGAGCGGCAGGGCGAATTGTTTGCCACGGCTCCGGGGAACCTCGGTCCTCTCCAGACGCCGGAGGGCGGGGTCGAGGCGATGTCGCCGCGCTTTGACAGCAGCCAGATTACGACGCCTGAACGCACGGCTGAGCCAGAAGGCTTGCCGCTGTTCGACAACATCGACCAGCAACAGCAGCTTCCGATGTTTGGCGGGCAGAACTTCGCTATGCCCCCGCTGCTGAATCCCGAAGCCCAAGACTTCAACACGCAGTTGGATGAGTACACTGCCATCGTGCAGCGCGGCGAGATCGCGCCCCCTGAGCTAGTCGATAGTATCGCACAGCAGTACGTTGCTGCGGTGCAGGGCGCGACTGACCCGTCGCTTGGCCTTGATGAGCAGCGCACCTCGCAGCTTCAGGAGTTCATCGGTAACGAAGGCGACACGCTGGGTCAGTATACCGCGCAGGCTGCACCTGTCGCTGCACCCGTGGAACCTGTCGCTCCCGGCAAACAGAAGCTGGCTCGTAAGAAGGGGGCGACCGCGCCGAAGGCAAAGAAGCTGAAGGTCGAGCCAGTTGTAGAACCCGAACCTGAACCGCCGACACCACCCACTCCGCCCAAGGGAAGGACTCTCCGTGCAGGTGAAAAGCCAAAGCCAACTGCGGTGGCTCGAACGCAACCTGCCGGACGTGGCGGACAAGGTCTCAAGCGCGGTGCCGGAGGCACAACTGGACAAGCTACCGGAGCGCCTGTCGCCGCAGCAACGCAGCCAGAAGCGCAGCCCGCCCAGCCCGAGCCTGTTCAGCAGCCCAAAGCGGAAGCTGTTCGGAAAGCTGTAGGTCCGTCGACCACTGCGGTTGAGCGGTCAGATATGTCTGACTCTGAGCGGCTGGCTGCGGCCACTGAGGTGGCTGAGACCTACACCAAGGTGGATGATGCGTACGAGGACGCCATCTACGACGTCGTCAGCGTCGGGTACTTCGATAAGATCACGTCGGGGGAAGCCAAGGCGCGCAAGGCTCTGACTGATAAGGCACGGTCGTTCATCGAGAACACCACGTTCACGGCCAAGCAGCGCGCGACGATCAGCAAAGTCTTCACCGCGCAGATCAGGGATGCAAAGACCGAAGGGCTGTCGGCTGTCTCCGGTACTGACGTTGCCCCGTGGCTCCAGTTCATGCTCGATGCCGGTCGTCTGGAGGACACACGCCCCCTCCGTGGCAAGGTCAAGGGGATCAGCAAGATCGCTGACCCAGCGATCCGTGAGCAGGTCGCTGCTGTCCTTGAGGCCAAGCAGGCACCGGCTGCTGTTGTCGCGCCTACTGCTGTCCCGAAGGCGGTGGACCCTGCGTCTCCGCTGGCGATGTTGCAGCGGTTCCTCGAAAGCTATCTGGGTGTGGCGCGCAACGTGGCCATCTGGGACGAGCCGTTCACCTTCGAGGGTACCACCTACGACTACGGTCCTCGCGGGTTCGCTGAGGATATGTTTACCGAGATCGACCCCAGCGATACCAAGGCTACCTACCGTGGGGCACCGATCCAAGACTACTTCGACCGTGGTTCGCTGCGCCTGATCGAGCAGAGCCGTATCCCTGTGGCCGGCGGTGAGTTCATCACTGCCAAGATCGGCACGCCCAAGGACGCTGGCCGGTCCGTGTTCCTCGCTCCTGAGGTCGGCACCAAGCTGCTGAAGGGCAAGCGCGACGAGCGCGCCGCGCCGGTCGAGATCGTGGACACCCGCACTCTCAAGGACAGCGACACCGGCAAGTTCTCCCTGTCGGCGTTCAACAACCCCGAGACGTCCATGTCTCAGGGGGCCATCAAGCTGGCCGTGAACAAGTTTCTGTCGAAGCTGGCGACCAAGCCGAGCGTCAGGGTCTACCGCAATCAGGCGGACTTCATGCAGCGCAACCCCGCGCTGTACCGCAAGGCTCTGGCCGCGCGCCCTGAGGGCGACTTCGATACCGCACAGGCAGCAGGCTACTCGTTCGCCGGTGGCAACGTCATCATCTTCAGTGACCGCATCGCCAACGAGCAGCACCTGAACTTCGTGCTGGCGCACGAGACCATCGGCCACTTCGGTCTGCGGGGCATCATCCCCAACGCCAAGTTCAACGCCACCATGGCGCAGGTCTACCAGTCCAGTCCCCATGTCCAAGCGGACGTGGACGCCTACATGGCGCAGGGCATGAGCAAAGAGGAAGCGGTAGAGGAATATCTCTCTGACTTCGCTGGCGTCCTCGACACCAGCATCGCGGCCCGCATCTGGAACGCCATCAAGACCGCCCTCAACAAGCTGGGCGTCAAGTTCGGTGATGAGATGGTGCGCCACCTGCTCAAGCACTCGCGGTCCTACGTGCGGCAGGGTAAGCCGTACATCCATCAGACCGATCAGGTCTTCACTGACATGTACATGGTCGAGAACGGCTATGGTCCAGCGGGTACCGGTCGCTTCTCCACGGCGGGCGATCTGCATGGAGCGCAGCAGACCATCGTGGACTCTCGCTTTGCTGGATGGCAGGCACCCAGCGATATGGCCGGCGCATGGCGCAGGTTCGTGGACGAAGTCGGACCCACTGCCAACAAGCTGGACCGGTTCGTCGGGCAGTTCCTCAGCCTTCAGGTGTTCCGTGGTCGCAAGAACCCCGGCGCACAGCGTCTGTACGACATCCTGCAAATGACCAACGGCATCGCCACGCGCGTCCGGGTCAGGAGCAACGAGCGCAACCGCGCGATCTTCAACTCGGCAAAGAAAGTGCAGGAGCAGGTCAGCGGGCTGGTCTACGCCGCGCAGTCGCTGGCCGAGTCGCGCATCACGGATGTCCGCAAACTGAACGGCCCGCCCCTGTTCTTCGTGGAGAACGGGGTGCTGACGCCGAACAAGGACGAGATCGACCGCCTCAAGGCGGCAGGTCGCATCGAGTTCAAGCAAGCCCGCGACGGGTTCGAGTACCCCGTAACCCTGATCGACGGCTCCACTCGCATGGAGAAGTTCGCAGGTATCCCGGACCTCAAGGAAGACAGCATCGAGTGGAAGGGCTACGAGTCCCTGCGCGAGTCCATGGACGATGCCGCAATCGACCTGCTGCGCGCCCGCTACAGTGCCACGCTGGCGGATAGGAACGTCAGCTTCAGGCAGTTCGACGAACTGGTCGAGGGCAAGCTGACCGACGCAGAGAAGAAGTTCCTCGATGACCTTCTCACCACGTACCGCAATCTCTATGCGGAGGGGACCAAGCAGGACGAAGAAGGCAACACCGTCTTCGACCGCGCCGCCATGCAGAGGGCCGACGATTTCCTCGTGGCGGTCAACCGTAGCGTCCTCAATCTGAAGGAAGGCTACGACGCCATCGGAGCGCAGTTCAAGGACCAAGTGCCGGACGACACCGTGGCCAAGCTGCGCGAACTGAGCAAGCGGATCAAGCTGGGCGAAGACAAGTTCGTGGTACAGACCCGGATGAAGCAACTGATGATCGACAGTCTGTCGACCAAGGATGCTGACCTGTACACCCGCCGGTCGCTGGCCATTGGCTACACCCCGCTGCTGCGTGAGGGTGCGTACCAACTGCGTATCCAAGCTATAAACCCCCGGACAGGTCAGCCGGTTAAGCTGGACGAGGCGTCACGCAACAAACTCGTCTACATGCAGATGGAGAGCGAAAGTCAGGTGGTGCGCCTCGCTGACGAACTCAACACGCTTCTCTCTGCGGACGGCAAGCCCAAGCGGTACACGCTGAAGGCGTACAACGCCGACACCCAGACGGTCGAAGACACCGAGGTGGTCCTTAGGGCATCAGCAGAGCGGGCGCTCGACGCCGTGACCGGCCCGCCGGGTTTCAACCTGAACGAAATTCAGTACGGTCTGCGCCAACTGAACATCAACCTGACGCCGACTGAAGTGGAGAACGTGGTGGTCGCCATGACCCGCCAGAACGCCGCCGCACGTAACCGTTTGCAGCGCAGCAATGTGCCGGGTGCCGAGCGCGATGCGATCAAGGCCATCTCAAAACATATCGACAGCCGTGCGTCGACCATCGCCAAGACCGAGATGCGTCCGTACCTCAACGAACTGATGAACCTGTCGATGCGCTCGTCGCAGGAGTTGTGGAACGGCAACAAGGCGGAACTGGACCGCCTCAAGAAGCAGGCCGAGACCAGTGGCACCACCACTGATCGCCGCAACTACAACCGGTACAAGTACATGTTCGAGACCACCAACCCGAAGGGTGGGGCCGAGCGTGGCAACGAGTTCTACAATGAGGCGTCTCGCACCGTCCAGTTCCTGAACGAGAGCCGCGATGTGTCGACCTCGAACTTCGAGTCCGGGGCTACCGCCGCCCGCCTGCGGTCCTTCGCCAGTGCCGTCCAGCTTGGTGGTTCTATCGCCACGGCGGTGATGAACTTCATCGGTGTCTACACCAACGGCATCCCGTTCCTCGCCACGTACAACGACCGCAACGGCTTCGGTGGGGGCTTCGGCGCTGGTGCCGCTATCTCTGAGTATCATCGCGCACTGGGTCAGGTGGGCGCACCGGGTGTCACGGACACCAAGCTGAACACCGCTGAGTTCTACGCCGATATGTCTGAAGCTGACCTCAAGAAATATGGTCTGACCCGCAACGAAGCCAAGTTCATCGCCGCCGAAATCCGTGAAGGACGGATGATCCCGGCGCAGTCCAACGCCCTGCTCAACACCTCGCGCGGCTATGCTGACTCGCCGTTCCTGCGGCGGTTCACCGAGGTCTGGATGGCTCCGTTCAACACGTCTGAGCAAGCTGCGCGGCGTAGTCTGGGGCTGGCTGCCTTCCGTCTGGAGTTCGCCCGTCAGAAGCTGGACAAGAAGACCGACCAAGAAGCGTACGACGCAGCCAGCCGGTTCGCCGCCGAGACTCTCGACGTTACCATGGGTGAGTATGGTGTGCTCAACCGTCCGCCGGCATGGCGCGGTGGCATCCAGACAATTCTGTACATGTACAAGGTCTACCCGACCACGGCGATCCAGTTGCTGGCCAACATGGATCGCAAGGGCCAGATCGCCATGCTGTTCATGCTGCTCCTGTTTTCCGGTTTGCAGGGGCTGCCGTTCGCTGAGGACCTAGAAGATATCGTGGACACCATCGCGCAGGCACTGGGCCTGACGATGGGCAGCATCCGCGCCGAAGGCACCAAGATGCTGGAGAGCGCCCTGCCGGGCGCGTCGGTGCCGCTGATGCAGGGTGTGATGAACATGGTCCTGCCGGTGGACATCGGGGCCAAGCTGTCGCTGGGCGGTCAGATTCCCGGTACTGGCATCCTGCTGGCTGGTGCCGACGTGACGCGCGAACTCCAAGATATCGCTGGGCCTATGCCTGCTGCCATCATCCAGTCTGGGAAGACGGTATACAACGCACTGCGGCTGCCGTTCTCGGATCAGGTGAGGCTGCCGGATGTGCTGCGCGAGACGCCGGTCACGATGCTCCGCGCCCTTGGTGACACCATGGCCTACGCTGAGAGCGGGATGGTCGTCGATAAGCGTGGCTATACCGTCACGGGCGAAGCTACCATCGGCACGTTCGCCGCCCGCCTGACTGGGTTCCAGCCGCCGGAGACGGCGCAGCAGTACGCGGCTATCCGTGTGGCCAACCGGATCACAGACTACCGTAGAGATACCGTCACGATGTACCGCACCGCGTGGGTCCGGGCCAAGATGGCTGGCGACAACGACGCCGCACGAGACATCGAGAAGGCCGTGGCCAAGTGGAACGAGGGTGCTGCGGGTACCGGGCTGCGGATAAACAACTTCTCGCAGGGGAACCAGCGCGCACTCAGGGAAGCGAAGCGTCCCGCCGGTGAGCGGGCGCTTCGTACAACCCCGATGGACAACCGCGAAGACATCGCGGCGATCTACGATATGATGGGGGCTACTTAACCACCGTCAGTCGCTTGAAGGCGTCTGTCTCGAAGGCGTTCTCTGCCTCGTCGAGTATGCCCTTCAGCCTGTCGTGGGATAGGTTCAGGCGGACCACGTATGACTGGCCCATCTTGATGTCGGTGTCGCGGGAGAGGTATGCCTTGTCACCACGGATCGGCATGACGATGTTGTCAGCCTTGAACTGGCTCATCATACCACGGTAGTCGCCGGCGTTGATCGCAAGCCACTTGCGGAAGTGTGCCCTGTCGACGGTCACTGTGCCTGTGCTGAACGGCACAGTCGGCCCGCTCCTGTACATATCGTAGCGGATGCGGACTTCCTCCCGTGGCATACGATTCAAGATCGGCACCGGTGGGTTCGCCCCTGTGTGCATCATCGTCAGCGCGTACTTGGTGTTGTCGTTCAGGTACGCTGACAGGACATCGAAGCTGTCCATGGTGTTATCGGTCAGCGCCTGACGGTTGACCCCAAGCTGCTCCAGTACCCACATCAGTGATGGCTCATGGTCGAAGTCGATCAGTCCGATCTCACTGGCCATTGTCAGCGCCAAGTCCACCAGTACGAGGGTGGTCTCCCAGAACCGTTCCTCACCGTTGAACGTCGCCCCGTGGTAGCGACTTGAGAACGTCTCCGTGGCTTCTTTGATCCGCCGCTTGATCTCGTCTGGCCCCAACTCCAGCAGGTACTTGGCAAACTCAGGGCCAGCCAGCCCGTAGTTGCTGTTCACAAACTGGTATATCTTCCGGCCAAGGTCGGTGCTCTGTGTGAACAGGGGGTGCCGGGGCAGGTCCAACTCCAGCAGGCGCAGGCTCTGCGCGTTCGTGGCGCTGCTGACAGCCGACAGCTTGGTCGAGAGCGGGATGTTGGTGGACACCGAGGTCATCGAGGACCACGTCTTGGTCTCCCGTTCCTCCGCCGAGCGCGTCAGTCGGGTCTTATCCCGGCCCTGCGTAACCATGTACAGGAAGTCACCGATCTCTTTATCCGAGATGACCGTCGCTTCGTCGATGGACATGGGCAGGTGGCAGTAGAGACCGAGCCGGTTGTACAGAGCGTTCTGTGTGAACTTGGCAGAGAAGTGGACCTTGTCCGGGTTGCCCCAGATCGACTGCTTCACAAGCTGTGCCAGCGTCTTACCCGCGCCGCTCGGCCCAGACAGGGCGATGGTCACACCGTTGAGACCGGTCAGGTTCAGCATCGGTGAGGCGAACCCAACACCCAGCATGAACACATGCGCCGGCATGTTGGCCTGTGCAAACACCCGCACGAACTTGGTCCAGTCGGACAGGCTACCCTGTGAGCAGAACAGATCGCCTGAAAGGCGGGCCGTCGACGAGGCAAGGGAGATTTGTTCCTGTGTGATAGCGCCATCGTCGCCCTTGGTGAAGACCGTGGTGCCCAGTACGAAGTGGCGGTAGTCCTCCTTGAACCCCATGCTGTTGTAGATGTTGGTCATCGCGCGCATCTGGCGCAGGTTGTCCATGTATGAGCGCAGCATAAACTGGAAACTTTCTGTCTGAGTCTTCGTCTTCAGCACGATCCCTTGGTCAGCGATGTCGGTGGTAAACTCTCGGCTCTTGGTGTCAGTGAGGTGCGCCTGTCGCAGCACCAGTTCACACCACCCACGGTGGGGGCGCTTCCAGTGGTAGCGCACGATCTCATAGCCGAGGTTATCGTCCCGCCCGTAACCAACTGGGTAGATGTCGTAGGGGGAGATGACGATGTCGGTGCCTTCAGTGGTCTGGACAATGCCAGCGGCAGTGCGCTTGAACGGGCGCGGCAGCGGTACCTCACTGGCCACTGGGTCCTTAACGTCGGCGGCGACTTCCACCTCTGCGTACTTGGTACCAAGCTGGGTCGGGGTGGTGATCTTGTTGGCGAACTTGCAGTTCGCGCAGCCCTTCGGTCGCTCGGTCCTGAACTTATCGCAGGTCGCCGGTCCGGTGGTCACTGATCGCCACTGGTCCATCTTCTTGATGGTGGTGGCGTAGCTATAGTCCGGGTGGTTCTGTGACCACGCTACAGCCGTAGCCTCCGGGTCTTCGCAGTGAGCAGCGACACCCAGCAGGGCGTACCAGAACGGCTCCTCGACATCGCCTTGGTTCTCGGTGGCCCACTTGATCTGGGCGCACTTCTCCACCAGCACGGCGGGGTCGGACGGAGGGAACTCGACCTCGACAGCAAGGGCTTGTGACAACTTACTTGTGGGTGTTTGCTGTCGGGAGGTAGGGGGTAGAATACTCGGCGTCGACAAAGTGTACCCTGTGAGCGCCGCCCGCAGGGTGTCGGGGTGAACCGCCGGCGCGTCGATCAGCGCCTTCACGGTGTTGCCGCCCTTGGGGTTGATGGTGCCCACGATCCGTAGCAGTCGTGCGCTGTCGCCCGGTACGGACCGGTCGATGTAGAAGTCCTTGGCGATAGCCGCGCCCTTCATGGCGTTGGCCAGTGGCTGCCACTCAGCCGGCTCCAGTTCGTCCGTCAGGGTCCAGTAGACGTGCAGCCCGTTGCCTGAGTCGATGACCGTCGGCTTGGGTAGGGACATCTCGGAGACGAACGACAGCAGGGCTTGCAGTCCCTCACGCTTGCCGGGGTATGGCTTCTTGGGGCCGCAGTCTACGTCGAGCGCGACCAGCTTTGTGACTCGTGTGTTGGCCTGAGTCCGCTCGGAGCCATCGTTCATGGCCGACACGGTGTAGTAGACGTTGCCACCACGTGCGCTGGCGTCCAGCGCCCAATCACTCAGGTCCTCGATGGTGTGGAAGAACGCATGGCGCATCCCGAAGGACGACAACTGCGCGCCGACATACACTCCTTGTGCCGGCAGAACTTTGTACAGAAATGTATTGGTGTCCATGTCGTCCCCGCAATGCGGGGGTGAGTCACTCGACCCACCCCTCGCCCTCTCTTATTGCTGGTTCAGAAGCGCGATGACCATCTCCCTTCGCTTCTTCTGATCCGCTGCCATCGCCTCCGGTGTTGGCCACGAGTGATCCGTGACCAAGGAAAGGAGCCGTTTTAGCATGTCCCGTACCGCTTCGTCATTGCTTTTGCGAAGCGGGGTTCCCTTGAGCCACCCGTAGTAGGTGGCTCGTGAGACTCCGAACAGGTGTGCGATGTCACCGACGGACAACAGCATACGCCGCCGCATCCAGTCGATCTTCGCAAAGTCGAGGGGTTGCGGATCACTCGTCATCAGAGTTCATGCTCCCCACCAGTGCAGCGATCTCGTCAGCGAGGCTGCCACCCTGCGGCTCGGCACTAACCACGGTAGGCTTGGGGGCCGCCTTGGTTTCCGCCTTGGTTTCCGCCTTGGTACCGAACCCACGCTTCGGAGCAGGCGCTTCCTCTGCCTTCGGGGCCGGTTCCGCAGCAGCCTTGGCACCGAACCCACGCTTGACCGGGGCTTCCTCCACCGGCTCAGCGATAACTTCCGGGGCTTCTTCCACCACGTGGACAGACTGCGGCTTGGCCGGAGTAGGGGCCGGCAGGGCTTCGAGGACCGTCGCCTTCTCGCCGGTGATCTCCGTCACCTTGTCCGTACCGAACAGACCATCGGCCACTTCCTGCGTTTCAGCATCGAGGAACCCACCGAAAGAGAACTTCAACTTGGGGAAGGACGCATCGGTGTCGAACGACAGGGTGGTGAACACCACCTCCGGCGGGATACCGCGCAGCGTGAGTTCCTTCTGGTACTGGTTCAGGTCCTTCAGCGCAGCCGGCGTCACCTGAAGCAGATAGATCGGACCGGTCGGGTCGTCACCAGCCACGACAGCCAGACGCTTCTGGTCAGCACACGCCTTGATCTTCTGCCCGTTGGGGCTGATCTTGGAACCCCATGCGTTCATGGGGCAGGCGACACAGGTGTCGCTCTGCGGCGACGGCGACTCAGGGTCCGGCGTCTTGCCGTTCATCGAGAAGCATTCCGGGCCAGAGGCTTCAGCGTTGGGGTCCCATGCCTTGCCGTAGTAGTTCTTGGTGATGGCCGGGTTGGAGCCAACGATCACCACCTTCAGGCGGGTCTCGTCCAGCACGGTCTCGGTCTTGCCTTCGACGATGCGGAAGCGGGCACCCTTGATGCTGATGCGGGGATAGTCGGAACCCGAACCCAGACCGGCAGCCAGTGAGGCGGCCAGTGCCGACGGCTGCTGCATACGGGCAGCGAGGTGAGCGGGGATTTGGATGTTAGCGGGGATGATTGCGTTGCTCATATATTCTCCTGTGATGAGCGGTTAGACGTGCGGTTGGTTGAAGGGTGGTGGTGGGAAGTGCGGGAGCGGGGGATCGAAGGGTAACTCCAACTGATCCTCATCCTCAGACTTGTTCTTCGGTGGCCTACGGAGCCAACGCTTAAGCCAGTCGATCATCAGTCCTCCTTGTTGGTGGGTTTGCGAACCTGCACCTCGATCTTGGTGCCGAAGTTCACGCCGGGCGGGAGTTCCTTGGTCTCGTTCATGTACTCCCGGATTGCTACCTTGCTGACGCCCTTGGTCAGCATGTCGTAGGCGTCGTTCTCCTTGACGAACTTAACCACTGCATCCCAGTCCGCCACTGACGCATAGTCCGTGGCCTTGAGGAACGCCGTGCCAGCGGGTGTCTTGAAGCTGGCGACACCAGTCTCGTCTGCCTGTATCTTGAGCCACGAGGTCAGCTTGTCCATGTCACGCTCCAGCTTCTCGACCTCCGCCTTCGCTGCCTTCTCGATCTGCGCCTTCTGTTCGCGCAGCTTTAGGTACACCGCGATTGCGGCATCCACCTTCACTGTCATCGCTTGGTCTCCTCTCTTATCAAGTCCAGCAGAAGTCCCTGTATCTTCTGCTTATTCCTCAGTCGGTCGTACATCTTGTGCTCCAAGTCGGTTGCCTCGATGTGGATCACGTTCGATGTTTTGTTCTTACCGATCCGTTCGATCCGACCACAGGCTTGGACATACACCTCGTTGCTTGTGATCGGGCCGTACCAGATGATTGTCGACGCACTGGTCAGAGTGAGACCGTGCGCCATGGTGCCGGGGTGGGCGATGAGGACACGCGGGTCCTTCGCCTCTTGGAAGTTCTTGAAGATCACGTCTCGCTTCGAGGATGATACCTCGCCGTTGACCACGCCTACCGTCCAGTGCTTGGAGAGTTCTTTCTCCAGCATGTGCAGTGTGCCTGTCAGTGGCACGAACAGGATGACCTTCTCCCCTGCCTCCTCGATGATCTCCTTCACCAGTTTGACACGGGGTCCGGCATCAAGCTCGATGTGCTGGCCGTCGTCGCCGTAGACCACGCCACACGCTATCTGGATAAGTTTCTGTACCTTGACCGCTTCGTTCACGGCGCTAATCATACCGTCGCTGCCGATCTCAGTGACCAGTTCCTTCACCATCTTCTGGTAGTGCTGCTTCTGCTCCGGTGTCAGGTCCACCTTGCGGGTCTGGAGCATGGTCTCCGGTAGGTCGAAGCACTCCTCACGGGTGTACCGCACCGCAGGTTGCAGCACGTTCTTCACGATCTCAGTGGCGTCAGACCGGGGCACGAAACGCCACTGCCCCATCTTCTGCATGACGGTCTCACGGAAAGCCGTGAAGGTCAGCGTCAGGTTCGGGCTGTTAATCAGGCGGGCCAAAGCCCAAGCATCGGTGGGTTCGTTCGGTGTCGGGGTGCCCGTCATCAACCACAGACGTGTCTCCGGGTTGGCATCCATCCACTTGCGGAACTGCTTGAACCTTTGGGTACTGGGGTTACGCAGCACCGCCGCCTCGTCAGCGATCACAAGGTCAAACATACCCGTGGCTTCCTTGGATATGATCGGGAAGCCGTCGTGGTTCACGATGTAGAAGTCTACGTCCTGCTTCATCAGCCGGTGCCGCCGCTCGGCAGAGCCGTGCAACACGACGAACTTCCGGTGCGGGAACCCCATGAAGATACCGTCACCCCACACCCGCTCCAGTGTGGACAGCGGGGACATGATGAGCACCTTCTTGATGACACCCTTGGACAGCAGATAGTCCGCTGCCCACAGTGCCGACTGCGTCTTGCCTGTGCCGATCTCGTTAAGCACGATGCACTTGGGGTGCAGGGTCAGGAAGGCAGCCGTCTCCCGCTGGTGGTCGAACGGGGTGAACTTACCCGGCCAGTCGTAGTAGTACAGGATAGGGGACGGCGCGCGGATGCCGATGTTGTTGAGGACGCGCACTTCATCCAAGCGGTGGGGTGCCACCACCAGATCGACGCCGCGCACATTGATAGTCCTAGCTGTAGGTATGGATTCTAGTACGCGCTCAGGCTTACCCAGCTTCAGCGCCAGCACCTTCGCTTTCTCGATGACCAGCACAGATAAACTCCTCCACTCCTCGGATCGTCTCGTCGTCGTAGACCAAGAACCAGACACCCCCTGCGGCGCGTATCTCCTTCGCGCACTTGTATTGCAGGGCCGTGGGCTTCTTGGTTCGGTCCGCCTTCACCTCGATCCCGACAAACACACCGCGCACAATGGCGATGAAGTCGGGGATGCCGGACTTACCGAACCCGTTGTTACCGGGCAGAAAGAACCATACCTTATGACGCAGAAGCATCGCGCGGAGGCGCTGCTTGATACGTCCTTCGGGGGTCGTCACTCCCATGTGTCACCCTACTCTGTTGGACATACGTGTCAACTACTATTTTCACCGCGCCCACTTACACGTCGGCTTGGCGGGGCAGTAATTGCACAGGCCGCTCGGTCGCGCCGGCCAGTTGTCATGCTCGACAGCCTGCTCGATCCGTGTGATCTTGCTCTCGATGGCCTGCCAGATGGTGTGCATGTCGATGCGATTGTACGCCTGCTTGTCCATGCTGGCATCACCCAGCCACACGAGAGATGTCTGTACGATCTGGACGTTCTTGTAGTGTTTGAACACCTGCGCTGCGAACATCTGCATCTGGAAGAAGTCGGGCCGGCGCTTGCCGGTTTTCCAATCGAGGACGACAGCCTTCTCCCCCTTCAGCACCAGCACGTCCAGCTTCGAGCGGAGCCATGCGTCCTTGTCCCACCAGCCTGTAGGCTGGAGGCTTTCGTTCAGCACCAGTTCCTTCTCGACCAGCAGTTGTCCGCCGTCGCTGGCCAGCTTCTCGACGCTCTGGCACAGCGGTTCATACGCAGACATATCCTTGGAGAACTGCGTGTTCTCCATGAGGCGCACCTCGAACGCCGTATGGATGCGTTCGCCGTTCTTGCTGGCCTCGCCTCCCTCATCCTTGATGTCCTTGAGGATACGCTGGCGGTAGTACCGCTGCGGGCAGTTCTCGAACTGCTTGAGCGCCGAGTATGAGTGCGACAGTTTCATCAGCAGTCCCCGTAGTTTTTGGCCACGCCGTACTCACATGCGACGGGCAGGTTGGGTGCCCACTTGGGAGCGGTGGACATGATCCACTCGATCCGCTGGGTGGCAGCAGGCAACTGGTCGTCAGGTACCACCATGACGTTCTCGTCGTGGACTTGGAAGGCGACGTGGTAGCCAGCCAGTTTGATCTTCACCATCTGCTCACGGACAGCGATGCCGGCCAGCGCCTGCACCAGATTCTCCACCACCTTGCCCCCGTATATCTTTGTCCATAGCAGGTCGTTGACCGTCTCACCACGCAGCCGCATCTCCACCATCTTGCGGTAGGTCCGGGCGTCATTGATATACCCGTACCCGTTGTTGCTCTGGCGCAGGCCCATGTACCCAAGCCGCATACCATTGGGTAGGTAGAACCCATCGGCATCATACTTAAGTATACCGTTGATGTCGCCGCTGCCACCGTTGAGCATGGTCCCCAGAGCACTGTTGCACAGCACCCAGAGGCGGGAGATCATGTGGTACTTCTGTCGGTAGATGGCGACGATCCGCTGCGCTTCGTTGTCGTCGATGATGACCTTGGCTTGGACGCGCAGCATCTCCTTGAACTTGGCCCAGCCGCAGCCGTAACCCAGCCCGAGGATGCCCGTCTTACCGACGAAGCGTTCCTTGGTGTCAGCCTTGGTGATGGTGCGTCCGTAGATTTCCGAGGCGAACTCACAGTACACGTCGTTGCCGGCAGTGAACGATGCCAGCAGGTCGTCCTGCCCAGCCAGCCATGCCACGGTGCGCGCCTCGATCTGGCTGCTATCGCAGGCCAAGAGACTGTGCCCCTCCGGTGCCACCAGTGCGCGCCGCAGGGTGACGTTACCCCGGCTCGGTAGGTTCTGGAGGTTGACCTTGTCGCCACCGCTGAAGCGCCCGGTGTGGGCACCATAGTAGTTCAGCATGATGGGCAGGCTACCACGCTGAGAGATACCTATGAACGCTTCGGTGCGGGTCCTCTCGATGCTGGACTTGGTACCCAGCCGTGCCTCCACTGCCACCCTGACCCGGTCGTCGGGGTGTTCCAGCAGATCGGTCAGTCCCTTGTCGGTCTTGGAGAACGCATAGGTTTCTTTCCCTGTGGTGGGGCTGACCTTCATCGGCGGGTCAACGCCGAGTGCCGTGAGCAGGGTGGCGAAGTTGTTGTTGCTCATCAGGGTGGTCTGCACCGTGGCCAAATCCACGTCTGCCCCCTGCCCCATGGCGTCGGCCAGTTCACGCAACAGTGCAGCCCGGTTCTCCTCGACGTTGGCAAGGTGGACCCGCAGTGCGTCCACATCCAGTTCGATGGTCGGCTCGGTGTACATGCGGATGGTCTGGTCGATGACCAGCAACTCGTGCGTCGGAATCTGTGGCTTCAGCTTGTGGAACAGGGCGTATGTCAGTTCGGTATCGTTGATGCAGTACGATCCGTAGGCGGCCAGTTCGGGTGGAGAGAAGTCTGCGTATCGTTTGCCGA